AAGGCTGTAGCAGACCCACCAGAACCACCAGACCCACCACTTTTGGGCCTTGCGGCCTCGATTTGCCACAATCTTTCATGAGCGCGACGCTCGCCGGCATTTCTTACCGTGAGCTGCCCGGCCCATCGACCGTTCCGATTACGTAGCCACATGCCCAGCGATTTGCTGACGACACCCACGCCGGCCGTCGATCGGTTGACCTTCTCGGCCAGCTCACCCGGCAGCGCGGTGACCGGGATCGGGCGGTCGGGTGCCCACAGGGAAGCGTCCAGCATGATGCTGGTGTTGACTTTGCTGAGCAGCTCCTTCACCGACCAGGGCTCGGCCCCGAACACGCCGTAGATCGCTTCGAGGAACTCCCCCCAGTCGTCATCCTCGACGCCGGCAGGCTGCTGTACCGAGTCGACGTGACCGAACGTCCCTGGCACACCCGCATGCATGAGCACACCCGACACGGTCTCTACCCAGCGCGCATAGCCATCGCTGCCCCGCTGCCGGTCAACCGGTCGACCCGCCACCACCCAGGCACGGATAAGAACCAGCAGCGCGTGCAACAGCTCGCCACGGTGCTCGGTCGCCCAGCTTTCAAGGTCGCGGATCGCGAACCCGGTCCGCGTTTCCGGGTTCGGCACGCCCGGGTCGATCGTCACCCACAGTGTTCGCCGGGCCAGGTCGCCGCCCAGAGAAAGGTTGTTGCCGGTGATGATCCACAGGCGGTCGTTGGGGATCCCGATCCACTCGGTCGCCCCCAGCGGCCGGTCGCCCCAGGTCGCCGACGTCAGCAGGCCCGCCAGCGTCGAGCTGCGCAACACACCCGACACGTTGTCGAAGTGGATTATCGGCCCGGTCGTCACCGTCAGCATGCTGGTTATCTGCTTGCGTAGCTCGGCCTCGTCCTCTGGCACCTCCGCCCGGAACACGCCGCCGTGGATGATGCGGGCAATCGTGGCCAGCAAGGTCTTGCCGCTACCTGGCTGCGGGGACGAGATCGCGCCCAGCTTGTAGGGAGGTGGCGCCAACGTGCGGAGCAGCGGGGTCAGCAGCAAGCCGAAGTAGTTGGCCCGGTCGTGGTCGCTGACGAACCCGAACTCGCGCACCATCTCGTCCAGCAACTTGACCGCGCGCTCCACGTCGCCGGTGCTCGGCTCGTCCGGCACCTCTGGCACATCGAACCCCGGCTCGGGCAGATACAGCAGCTCGGTCGCGACGTCGTAGCCGGGCTCGCGGACCAGCGAGCCATCCGGCCGGAAGACAGGGCTGTGGATAACACCCCGCAGCCGGCGTAGGTTCGGCAGCATGTCGGGCACGTCGGTCGCCACCCGGGCCGCGTCCGGTGGGAACATCGCCGACACGGCCGTCCAGGTGCTGCCGCGCTTCACCATCTTGTGACAGTCGAACGTGTACTGGACCCGGCTCGCCAGGTCGGATTTCTTGACCACCCGGACCTGCGCGGGGCCGTCCTCAGCCTTGGCGTCGTCGGACAGTGGCACGTAGCCCTCGTCGCCCTCACGCGGCGTGTGGACGATCTCGGTTCCCCGGGCGAACATCCCCGCCAGCGGGCCGGTGCCGACGTTGAGACGCAACCACTCGGCCATATCGGCCGGGTTGCCCACGTCGAGCGGGGGCTTGTCGGGTGGCCCCGACGGCGGTGGCTGGGGAGCCGCTGGACCCTGCCCACTACCGCCGCCGGACCCGTCCGGAGCACCCAGCGGTGGCACCCCGGAAAGTGTGAGCCTATCGCGCGGCGGCAACGGTGAACCGTAGTTGTCGTGTCGCAGCGCTGAGGCCGCAGCCGAGAGATCCCCGCCGTGGCTGAGCAGCGCGTAGGCCGCGAATTTGCTGTAAGGCTTCTCGGTCTCGAACTCGGTCGACGTCGAGAACACGTACAGCCGGTCGACACCGTCCGACGCGGTACCCGTCGTCGCGGACACGCCGTGTTCCTTGCCGGGCCGCGTCCAGGCGGCGCCGGTGCCGGCGAAGTTCTTCCGGGTCCGGTGCCAGCCCGCCGGGCCGAGAATGTCATCCCACTCAGCGCGCAGATTGAAGTCGTCACCGGGGCGTAGCTCACCGTCGACCGGCGCGCTCGTTGAGCCGTGGCTGACGTACGGGTCAGCAGCCGGCATCGCGTCGAGCATGTTGGCGATCGCGTAGAGCAGGTCGCGCTCATCACCGGTGATGGTAGGGATAGTGACCGGTCCGCCGGCGAGCAGTTTCCACGACAGCCCGGTCTCGTGGGTGCGCCCACCGGACGGGGCGGTGATCACGAAGCCGCCCTCGCCGCGCGTCTCGACCAGCACCTTGACCCGGTCGGCCGGGTTGATCGCCAGCTCCTCGTCGGTGGCGGGCCGCCGGGCCAGCTTGGTGTTGCGGTGCGCGCCGTCGCTGACCCGGTACAGGAAGTGCAGCCCGCCGGACGGGGACTGCTCGACGTAGCCGGCGCAGAGCCGTGCCCACAGGCCGGCCGCGTCGTGGTTCGTGAAGGCATTGGCGAGGTCGGCGGTCAGGCCGATCGCGCGGCCCTCCAGCTCGAACATCTCCAGCCCGCGACTGACCGCGCCGCAGACCAGGCCGAACCCGTCGAACCGAGGACCCATCGGGGTCTCGCCGAACCAGTACTCCAGTTGCTCGTCGGCGGGTAGATCGGTCTGGTACTGCTCCCACCGGACAGCGGGCGCCTTGCTGCCGTCGACCCGGGCAGGGATGACACAGCAGTCAGCGGCGGCGAACGCGCGCGCGGCGTCGAGTAGCAACGGCTCCGCTTCCTCTCGATCAGGGATGGGGCCGTCACCGGTGACGTTCTGCCGGGTCGGGGATCTCCCTGCATCTATTCGTGCAGGGGGACTCGTGGACCAGCGGTGTGCGTCAAGCAGTGACGGTAGGGCGGGTGTTGCCGGGTTTCCGACGTCAGCCCGTGTCACCTCCCCCGCTCATCGGGTCCTGCGGATCTTGAGGACCAGCCCCGGGTCGTCAGTCTTCGCACCGATCACCCGCGACCGGACCAGCTCGTACTGGCAGCCCTCGACGTCTTCCAGCAGGATCTCGGCCGTGTGGGTCGGCAGGTCGTTGATGGCCTGCTGTAGTTGCTCGATCAGTAGCAGGTTCTCCGCCGGCGTGCTCACTGCTGGAACTCCCCGATGACGCGATAGCCGCCCTGGCCTTCGAGGTTGCCGATCCGGTACATGCCGCGCACCTCGAACTCCACATCGGGCTCGATCTCGACCTGCGGGTTATCGGGGGTCGGGCCGGCGGGCAGCATCCATTCGATGTGCCCTTCCCAGGAATCCCCGACGGCGATCCGCCCGCGAATGTCATCCAGGTAGGTCAGGAACTGGGCCGTGGTCATCGGCACCGGGACCTGGCGCATCGGCACCGGGTGCGGGTCGTGTTTGGGTCGCTTGTTCGGTTCGGCCTTCCACTTCTCAGTAGGCATCGCCGGCCGCCTTCCTGGCCTCATAGGAACGGTCGGCCCGGTCCCACTCGGCCTGTAGCTCGGGGCTGGTGGGTGGGTGCTCGATCGGCCGGGGTGCCAGCCATTCGGCTCGGATCTCGGCCAGCAGCGGCAGTAGAACGTCGGCGATCCGGTCACGCTCGCTGGCCAGCAGCATCGATGTACTGGCGCTCGGGGTGGTGGTCCGGAAAATGACGTTCACCACTCGCGCGTCGTACAGCAGGTTGTCGATCCGCCGGCGGTCGATCAGCTCCTGCGGGGTGTCAGTCATTTGCTCTCTCTCGCTTCCAGTGATCGGGGCAGCTCCTCGACGTAGGCGGCTTTGGTGCGCCACCGGTGCCCGTCGAGCGTGCAGGTCACCTCGGAGTAGTCGGACCTAGTACGGCGGTACCCGTTAAAGGCTGAGTAGTTCGCCCTGTAGACCGTGACCCGCCAGGACGATCGGTGATCCTTGCGCTTGCAGCCGCTAGTCATCGTCGTCGTACCGCATGCCGGGGATCCCTGTCCGGCCGTCCTCGGTCTTGACGACCTTGCTCTCAGCAACTAGCGGGATGACGATCGTGTGGATCATCACCTCGTTGTGTTCGACCAGGTAGTCGCCGTTGTCGTCGGTCGCGATGACCTCCGCCGTGATGGCGTTGGCGTGGAACACCAGCGACCGGATGTGGTCGAGCTGCACCAGGCCCAGCTCGGCCAGCAGCGCGTCGCGCTTCGCCTGGGTGATCGATTGCGGGATGCCCGCCAGATCTGTGTCTCGCATGTTCTCCCTTTCCCAGTAAGGGGTGACGCGCCCAGTCCCCTCAGAGCAACGCGCGCCACCCCGGTTCTGTGGTCAGCCGCCCCCGCCGGCCGGCTTGGCGGGCAGCGTGCCGCCGCCCCGGATCTCGTCCGGGGTAGGTCTTGCACCCGCAGAGCGGTTGAACGACAACTCCTCGCCCTGCTGCTCGGGCAACACGTTGTCCTCGTACGCCAGATCCGGCGGCACCGGGGACTCGTGATCAGGCGGGAGCACCCGGGCTTCGCCCTTGGCGGCCTCAATGATCTCGGCCAGCACCTCGGGCGCGACGTCAGCGGCAGCCGGTACCGGGTCGGGCTCGTCATCGGCGGGCAGGTCGAACGTGACCACGATCTGCCGCGTCGACGTCTGGAACTTCACCAGCGCCGCGTTCCTGATCAGGCCACTGGCGACCGCGCGCCGCTGGTGGTCGGTCAGGTTCACCCCGCCGAAGTTGAACGGGCCACCCACCCCGGCCAGGATCCGGCTGAGCAGTGCGTCCGCCAGGAACACATCGAACGCGCTCGATCGCCCGCTGGAGGATGCCTTGGCGGGCATCAGCCGACGACCTTCGACTGCCAGTCAGGCCCGTAGACGCTGGCCGGGTCGATGTTGATGGCTTGCAGGCCAGCGATCTGCTGGGCGGTCGGCGGCGTCGGCTGGCCGCCATTCTGAGCGGCCTGGGGCTGCTGGCCTTGCTGGGGTGCAGCCATCGTGGTCGGGCCGCCCTGACCCTGCGCCGGTGACGGGCCAGGGTTGCCCTGCTGCGCGGGGTTCCACTGCTGGTTGCTCGCCGGCGGCTGCGACTGCTGAGCCGACTGCGGCACCGCCCACGGGTCGTTGGTGGGAGCACCCGCCCACGGGTTCGCCTGCTGCTGCTGCTGTGACTGCGAGCCCCAGGCCCCGTTGTCGACCGGCTGCGACAACGTCTCCTGCTGCCCCGCCCACGGGTCGGCCGGCGGTTCCTGCTGCGCCCACTGCGGGCCGGCGCCACCGCTCTGCCAGTCGCTCTGCCGCTGGCCCTGCTGCTGGCCCTGCGCCGGCGCCTGCTGCACCTTCGGCGGCTGATCCAGCTCCATCGCCGGCGCCTTGTAGATCGCGCTGTAGAGCTTTGTTGCTGACAGCCCCCTCTGGGCCGGTGGCTTCTCACCGGTGAACGCCAGACCGAGGTAACCGCCGTACTGCAGGGCCGTCGACCCGTTCGTGGCCAGCTTCACCGCGCCGATCACGGCAGCCATCCGCGACTGGGATTCCGGCTTCTTGCTGCCGGTCAACGGGACGGTCCGCTTGCCGTCGTCGGTGGGGCTGTCGCGTAGCTCGGTCTGCAGGGTGACGATACTCATCATCTTGGGGTCGCCGTTCGGCCACGTCGACGGCTGCCCTGCGGTCGCCGTGCCCTCCATGTCGGTCTGCTGGCGGTCGACCAGATCGATCACCATTCCATACACTTTGTCGCCGATCCGGTCGAAGGGAAAGCTGTTGCCCTCTCCCCCTAGGTCCCAACTAGTCATTGGGGTCACTGCCTTTCTGTGGTGGGTGTGTTAGCTCGGTTGGCGCGGATCGCGTCGAGGACCGCGCGCCGCTCGGTCTCGATCTTGCGCAGGTCGAGGCCGAAGAAATCGGCCATGAGTTGCTCGCGCGATCGACCGGGATCAGGTTCCAGAACCAGGTTCTGCTCATCAAATAGCCAGTCGAGGAAGCGCTGGACGGTGTTGGTCTCCCCGGTGGCGATGAGTGCCGCCTGCTTGTCCAGCTCGGGGGTGGGCGGGTACTTGGTCACCGGCACGAGAGCGACCGCCCGCCGCTGATCAGTAACGCGATCAGGACGCCAGCGATCGCGCCGACCAGGATGGCGCCGGCGACGAACACCAGCCCGTTGCGAAAGATCGTGCGAGCGATGGGGGTCATCGGCTCATCACCTGATCTTGCGTACGGAACGCATCGCTACCGCCGCCGGCGAAGGTGACATGGACGAACTTCGCCGGCGACGTCACGTTGAGCACACTGGTCAGCGTGAGCCAGTTGCCTTCCTTGTCGCGCACCTCCATGCCCTCCTTGAGATTGAAAGCCATCCGGTATTTCTCGGGCCGTTTCAACTTCACTGCTTGCCTTCCAGGGTTAGAGCCGGCTTCGGCAGGGACCGCTCGGCGTGACCGGGACAGCCTTCGAGGGGGTTCGTTGAATCCGGCGTGTAGTAGTCGCACCTGTAGCAGTACGCATCAGCGGTGGGCAGCAACGTCAGCGCCTTGCGGCCGAGCGCCGACGTCGCGGCGTGAATCGCGTTGACCCGCGCCAGCGCGTCGAGCGCCACCTGTTCGTCGTAGGGCTCGAACCAGATATGAGCCTTGTCCAGCTCATCGTTCCTTGGCAGGAAGGCGATCATGACGGTGTCGACCGGCAGCCCGTGGTGACGCGACCAGCCGCGACCGTACAAGTGGGCTTGCGACCGGTACTGCGACCCTGGCCCGGATGCCCGGTAGCTCTTGAGCGGGGCCGGGCCGACGATCTTCCAGTCGACCACGGTGGCTGTCACTCGGTCGTAGAGATCGCATGACCCGTCGATCTCGTCCGGGCCGACCTGACCGACGTTGCCGACCTTGGTTTCGACGTACCAGCGTTCATCGCCGGGTGACACCTTCGAGCTGTAGGCCAGGTTGTGCCGGTCGAAAATGTTGCCCAGCTCGGTGTGAACGCACGTCCCGATGAAGGGCTTCCAGGGAACCCCTTGGTGGGTGTTGAACTCAGGGGCATCCAGCAACTTGTATCCGAGCCGGCGCGGGCAGGGATGCCCGATCTCGCTGGGTCCGATCAGTCGCTGCTGGCTGCGTGGCTGGTTCTCGATCGCGGTGCCGATGATGCCGAGCAGTTCCCTGCCGAGCACGGCGGGATTCCCGCCGCGCTGCATCAGCTTCGGCGGCAGCGTGCTCGGCGCCCAGGTCACCAGATCCTCTCTTCCCAGTTGACGCCGTTGGTGGCCGGCTCGTATTCGCCTTGCAGGGCATGGATCGGGCAGCGCTTGGCGTACTGGCGGGCCAGGTGCGGGCACCCGAGCATCACGCAGGGATGCGTCTCGCAATCGTCCTCGTTATCGTTGGGCGCCGGCTTGCCGGCGAGCACCCGTTCCCGGGTCTCCTCCCACCACTGCAGCATCACGCCTTCCAGGTAACCGCCGTCGCCGATGGGCCAGCCGAGCCGGTCGTAATCCGGTAGCCGGGGCATCAGAACAGCTCTTTCGGCGGCTCGGGTGGCCGCAGGTCGGGCGGGTCGAGCGGCATCGGCGGCTCGCGCCACGGCGGGATCGGGTCGGGGGTCTTGCGCACCCACGGCAGTCGCAGCGTCGTTGACTCGCGGTCAAGGCTGGCCATCACGTAGCCGTCTTCGAGGACCCCGCAGAGCGCCAGCGCGATCAGCGCCTTTTTCAGGTGCTGCCACTGGATCGGCTTGTCGGTCTCGACATACAGGTGGCTGTGACCCGGCGTCGAGGACGGCACCAGCCACGCCGGCACGTCGAGATCGAGCAGGAGATAGTGCCCCTCGTCGCCGTTGATCTGCGAGCTGGCCGCCTGCGCCTCATCGAGATCCCGGGTTGGGGCACGCCGGCTGTCTTGGTCGTAGCTCTGCCAGGCGACGTTGCCATACAGGTCCAATTCCTGCAGCAGCTCGATCAGCCTGGGCGGTACGTTGTCGCGGATCATGTTCCCGCCGTTTCGTTCCTGATCGCCGTTTCGAGCGCGGTAGCGAGAGCGCAGACAGCATCAATCGGGGTAATGCCTGCCCCGTCGTAGTTGCCGTCATCAGTGGTGGCGAACCAGCGGATAGGACTGCGCTCGTTCGGGTCGTATTCGAGTTTCACCCGTCGACCTCTTGACTGCCGATGGGTGACACGGCGAGCGCGTGGATGGCCAGGTAGAACGCCCGCCAGGTGATCTCGGCGACCACGGCCCGGCCGTCGTCAAGGTGAATCGCCAGCGCCACGGACGCCTTGCCTTCCAGGGTTCCGTTGGGTAGCAGGCCAACCCGGGTGACCGCGCCGTGCAGCGTCTCGGCGATCGGCGGGAGACCCTCCCACGGTGCCCGGTCGAGGTCGGGCGTGATCTGTAGGTGGGTCACTTCGGGTTCGCCACCACAACCGCGTTCGGGCTGACAGCGGTCAGCCGCGACTCATCGCCGCCGGCCAGCTTGAGCGCTGCCAGCCAGGCCGGGTTGTCCTCGTTGCGAGTGACCGGGGCGGCGGGCTTGGCGGCAACGGCCTTGCGCACCTTCCGGGTAACGGGCTTCGAGGTCTTGCGCGCGGCAGTCTTCCGAGTCGTGACTGCCTTTGCGCGGGAGATCTTTGCCGGCTTCACAACCGGCTTGACGTCAGTGCTGGTGAGGGGTGTCATTGCGCGATCCTCCAAGAGGCTCGATGGTGGGGAACACGTCCGACATGCTGGCGAACATGTGATTACAAGAGACGCACCACACCGGGGGCGGGAGCGCCAGTTGGATGGTGAGGCAGCGGGTGCAGGCGAGCAGGGGTTCCGGCTTGTAGTCGCAGCACTTGGCGCGCCACATGATCCACTCGGCCGGCCTGTCATCGCAGCCCTGGCAGCGGATATCCCACTCGGGCTCTGTTGTCTCGGGCAACGATGTGGGTTCGACCTCGATCGACGGGATCGGCGTGGGCGGCGCGTCGATGACCGGAGCGGGCATCAGTCCGAGGATCTCGATCAGCTCGCGGGTCGAAGCGACGTCGCCGGTGATATCGGCGATCGTCAGCCGGGCGTGGTGCAAGTACGCCTCGGGCAGATCCGGGTCACCGTGAAAGTGGTTGTCGAGGTTGATCTCGCCGCTCATGACGCGACCCGGGTAGCGGCCCGGCGGATCATGGCCAGCACCTCGTCATCAGTCCGGCCGGGCGCGTCGTTCCAGGTGGTGATGTTGACCTTGCCGATCTCGTGCTGCAGGGCCTTGATCATCGTCCTGACCCGGGGCACCTCGGTGTCTTTGACGACCTCGCAGATCGCCATCAGCAGGCGGACTCTCCCGTCCTCGGCGACCAGCCGATTCTGGCAGCGACCCCGCGCCTGCAGTACGTCGGCGACGGCGAGGAGCTGGCCTTGCAGGGTTGAGGTTTCGGTCATTACGTCACTCATGCGACAGGGAACCCTTCTTCATCGTGGGGACGCACCGCGTCGTGCCAGTCGAGCGCAACGGTGCGGTTGGCGGCCTCGACGGTGATGGCGACCTGCGCGGCAGCGAAGTGCGCTTGCGCCAGGCCGACCAGCGCCATGGCGGCCGAGTGGGCGACTGACGCGGTGCCCATGGCTTCGGCTCTGGCCAGCAGTCGCTCACCGGCCAGGTAGTGCTCTGCGCCATTCATCGGCAGGACCACTCTCGCCAGTAGTAGACGGGCTTCTCGGACGTGTGATCACACTCGGCGACCCAGGCGGTGCGGCACGCTGCACAGATCCATAGCCGGTGCGTGAACCGACGGAGCCGACGCTTCGGCCGGTCGAGACAGAAGTGACAGCTCGTTGGGTCGTCCATCCGAGGATTGGGGTAGCTCGGCTCGGCCCAGTTGTCGCTGTAGCCGGGGATCTCGGGACCGCGCCAGCGACGCGGCGGGTAAATGCCCATCACTCCATCTCCGTGCAGGACTCGTGGATGTAGTCGCCGTAAGCGGTGCGGCAGATCGGGTCGCCCTCGTACATGGGTTCACCGCAGTCGTCACACTCGGAGTCGAACCGGGCCATGAAGCGGGCCACGATCTGGCTGGCCGGGCGTAGATCTCTGTGCGCCTTGAAAGGCTTCGGCCGGCAGTAGTCGCAGTCGGTGGCCTTCATCTCGTGAACGCATCCGACGTCGCTCATCGTCGCGGCCACCGATCCGGGTACAGCATCCGCATCGCCTCGGACCGGGTTCGCATCTGCACGCCGGCCGCCTTGAGGGTGTAGGTGATCGCAGCAGGCGTGACGTCGTACTGGCCGCCTAGCGAGGTGGCGGATTCGCCCATCTTGTAGCGGTGGACGATTTCGTCCCGCTGCTGCTGGGTCAGGTGAGCGCCAAGCGCGCCCCTGAGCGGTCGGGATCCGTTCCGCATGCAATCACGCACAGGACACCCTGCGGAGCCGGCAGCGTCGTGCTGGTGACGTGTGGCAGTGCGTAGACCTTCCTTGTCGTCCACGTAATCCTCGTCCGGGGAAAAGGTGTGGCCGCTCGGGGTGGTCAGCACGTCCGGGCTCGCGGTGAGCGGTTCGTCGGGTGGGCGCAGTGCCGCCCAGTCGAGGCCGGTCGGGATCGGCTTGTCGCGTTTCCGGTAGACCACGCTCGTTGGCAGTCCCCGGTCCCAGTCGCCGCCGCCCACGTACATGCCAGAGCCGCCGGCGGACAGCTTGAGATCCGTGGTGCGATGCGCGACCGGCCTGACCGTGTTCGGTTCGCCGGCGGTGTTGAACCCGGCATCGTTGAGCCGCGAGCGAAGCTGGCTGATCGTGCAGTGGTACTTCACCGACAGCCCGTCCAGGGTGGCGCGATTCTTGCGGATGCCAGCGGCCAGCTCGCAGCCGCTAGGTAGGTCGTTGCGTCGGTTGCTTACGAACGTCATGGCTTGACCTCCACGGTGACGTCGACTGCGAGCCCTGCGCCGGTCGTGCAGTGGTGCAGCGTGTCCGGCTTGTAGGGGATCGGGGACCCGTTGTGGATCTCATGCTTGTCAGGCGGCGGCACGTTGGTCGGTAGCGTGATCCGGGCCACCAGCGCCTTGCAGTCGCCGCAATGGAACACGTAGAGCGCCGCCATGGTCGGCCAGGCTTTCAACGCCCGGTGCTCGGCTCGCGCCAGCGCGGCCCAGTAGACAGCGAGCGCGAACCAGAGCAACAGCTCCCAGCTCCCGTAGGCGAGCGCCGAGTTGAGCAGGAATACCACCGTCATGACGACGTACCAGTCCCGCAGGTTGCGTCTCGGATTCGGCGCCGCCGTCAGCTTGAGATTGGGCCGCTTCATCGGTCCTGCTTGAAGTCGGCCGGCGTGGGCGTCTCGCCAGGAACGAACGGGAGGACGGCGATCGTGGTCGCCTCGGCGGCCAGGATCTTCTCGACGTCGAGCACGCCATAGGCCAAGCCGAGCCGGGTCACATTCGCCGTCGCGTCGTACTCGGCGGCGGTGACGGTCAACCACTCGCCGAGCATGTTCGGACCCATGTGCTGACCGATCGCGTCGCGGGTACGGTCGCCCTTGTAGTTGAGCCACTGTTGTGGCAGTAGGCGTGATCCCATCAGCCGACCTGCACCTTGTGATTGGGCGAAACTTTCATGCACTGCGCGTAGAGGTCTGGCGGCAAAACCAGCTTGGCTTTCTTCGCACTGAGCGCCGTCTCGGAACACGCGGCGACCAGGGCTGGATTGATTGCTGTGAGCACCGGTTCCGCCGTCGCCGGGTCGAACCGGCGATTGGGTGACACGGTCACCGGGACGTCGCCGACGTCGTAGTGGCCGATGCCGAGCTGGCGGAACTTCGCCTTGATCAGCTCTTGTTCTTCGGTGGCGGCGTCGATGATGGCGCCCAGTTGCTGATGGCGCTTGACCAGCTCGATGCGCTCGACCTCGATGGGCAGTAGCTCGCTCATTGGTGCTCACCGCGCCGGTGGTGCAGCGCCGCGCGAGCCCTGGCCAGGTAGCCTTTCCAGTCCTCGACGTGCTGGTGCCAGTGCGTGTCGGGGTGTGGGGCCTCGTCGGTAACGGCGTCCACGTTCTCGTCGTCGCTCATCGGTAATACCTCCCTGTGGGTGGGTTTTCGGGGAAGGGGTAGAGCAGATCGAGGTAGCGATCAATCAGGCGCAGATCCGGGTGTCTGGCGATCTGCTTGGCTATGTCGTCGCTGCTGCAGCCGTACAAGATCCAGTGGACCCGGCTCGGCAGGTTGCGCCACTCGGACAAGCTGATCACCCTTCCCCCGTTCGAGCCGGCGCCTCGGTGCCCGAACCGCTGCAGGGGATCCGGCGCCCGCCGACCGTGAAGTGGTCATGGTCGCGGAAGCGCTCGATACCGACCGCGTCGCGGGTGACGCCGATTTTCTTGTTGCTGCCTTGCGGGCCGCAGCACTGCGGGCACGGGGCGGTGCGGATCGAGCGGGTGATCTGCCGCTTTTCGAGCTTGCGCTCGCCACTGCTCGGCGGCTTGATCTTGAAGGGCAACGGGTCTTGCTGGATCGCCGGGTGTCGGCGAGCGATCTTGTCGCGGTCCGGGTCGCTCATCGTCTCGGCACCGTCCTTACCAGCAGCACGGCGCCGGCCATGCCGAGCGAGAGCAGCGCGGTAATCCGGTCGTCGGCCAGCACCAAGATGATGAAGCCGGCGAACAACAAACAACACGCCGCGTACTGCTGGCCCTCGGTCATCGCCGGCGCGCCCTCTCGTGCTGGTCGCGGTAGTGGTCGAACTCGCGGCGCGCGCCGCCACACTCGCAATCGGTCCACATGTGTGTCTGCTGACGCGGGCAGGTCGCGTCACACCAGGGCTCGGCCAGCGCATGCCGGGTGGATAGCTCGCGCTCCCGTCGTACGACGTCACGAAACATTGCTGCCGCCGCCCCGGTGTTTCCCGCCGGCGTCGCGCCGAGCGCGGAACTTGGCGAGCTGCAGTGACAGCTCGATCTGGCGTTCGGGGCGCAGCTTCCACCAGCGACCCGGCTTCAGATCCCTGGCCGGGTTGACGTATGGCACGTTGGTGCTCGACGCGCGCAGGTCGCGCGGCCAGGTACGGACCTTGCCGGTGTCGCGGTCGCGATCGTGCCGCAGGTCGCGCGCCGGCTTGCCGGTGTGCTGGTGGATCCACAGCGGCTCGGGCCGCCGAACGTTGCGCATAGCAACAGTCACCCCGTGGCCGCCGCCTTCAGGCTCGGACTGCGCGGCCAGCTTGCGTCGCTCGGTCGTCCGCTTCTGGGCGGCAGCGAGACGGTCCTGGAACCAGTCCTGGAACACGCTCGCGCGGGCCGCCTTCTCGGCGTTGACTTCGGTCCGACGCCTTACCTTCTTCATCGTTCCTCCGGGTGGTTAACGAGATAGCGGGCGTACGCGGTTCTCGCGATGTGGTCCTGTAGCAGATCGAGCGCCTCGGACATTCGGCCATGCGTCAGCAAAAATTCGATCGTGGTCAGAAAGGCCGGGTCGCTGTCCTGCCGGGCAAGCCAGTCGGCCGCCGTCATCACCCCGAGGGAGATGGCGAGGTTGCCGACCGGCTTGCTGGACATGGCGCTATTTCGCCTTCTTCCAGGAGGGGAACTGGGGTGGAGCCGGGTGGCGCCGGGGGCTTGGGGGTTGCCGGCCCGGCGTCACCCGGGGTACTTCAGGCCGAGCGATCCAGGGGGTCGGTCTCGGCCGTGGGTGCGGTGTGCGTGCGGCGCTCGATCAGCGCCAGCAGGTCGGACTCGCGGATCCGAGCACGCCGGAACTTCGGGGTGCCGACGTCAACGAACGGGATCTCGCCGCTGCGGATCCACCTATCAACGACGTCATGGGAAACACCGAGCCGCTCGCCGGCTTGCTTCGGCGTGTAGAGCCGGGTTTCCGTTTCCGCAGTCATTCGGTAACTCCCTTACGTGAGATCGCGTCAATCCGCAGCACGCTGCGTCGATCGGTTGCTGACCGACGGTACGCGCGGTTGGTGGATCTGACAAGCGCTTGGCCGATCTTGCTGCTGCAGGCGGTTGCAATCTGCGTCAGACATGACAAGATCGGATTACGCGCTATAACGCGCTATGACTCAGAAAGGGGCAGTAACGTGCCATGATTGACGTCATGACGGATGAAACCGGGCGACGATGGATCGCTGAGCTGGTGCAGTACGAGGTGAGCCGGCTAGGACTCACCCGCACGCGGATGCGAAAACAGTGGGGCAGCGTCGTCAGTCCCGCGACGGTTGACCGGGTACGTCGAGGCGAGGTGGTCGGCGACAGCTACCTGGCCGCGATCGGCGACCTGCTCGGGATGCCGCGTGGCTTCCTGACCTACGTCGGGGAGGGCGACGTCGCCCGGATCAAGACGTCGGGCGCCGACCCGGACCTGATCCGCTGGGTGCTCGATCTGCTCGACGCCGAAAGCGCGGCGGGCTGAGATCTTGACGGGCCGTACGCATCTAACGACTATGAGCGGCATGACCCCCACCGCGAAAGTCCTTACCGCCGCAGGATTCGGAGGGCTGGGGCTGGACCTCGGCTTCTCGCTGCTCTGTTACCGGCTGCTGATCCGCCGCGAGCACGCCGACACATCATCCTTCGACCGGGGGTACGACGCCGGCTATGACGACCGCACCCGCGAGCTGGACCCATCACCACGCCCGGCAACGAAGCCCTGCCGGGTGATCCCGCTGCACCCGAAAACGAGCTGATCACATGGTGTCGTTCCGACGTCTCCCGGCCAGCCGGCAGAACCCGGCTGGCCGGTGGCAGGCGACTGTCGTTCTACCGATCAAGATGCCCAGCGGGAAGTCCAAGCGCGTCACCCGGACCCACATCCTGAAAGGCGTCCTGCGCGACTGGGGCCGCGAGCTGGAGGCACGGATCGCCGCCGGCGAGTGGCACGATCCTCGCGGTGCCGAGATCACGCTCGATCAATGGCGCGTGACCTGGCTGACCGGCCGGGTCGCGGCGTCGGCGACGCTGGCGAAGGATCAGAGCCACTGGCGCAATCACGTCCAGCCCAAGTGGGGCGGCTACCCGCTCGCCGAGATCACCCGCACCCGGCTGCATGTCTGGGTCCGGGAGATGATCGACGCCGGACTGGGGGCCTGGACGATCGCCGGCTCGGTCGCGCACTTGTCGAGCATGCTCGCCGGCGCGGTCGAGGACAAACGTTTACCAGCGAACCCGGCTGCCGGAATCAAACTGCCGCGCGCCGACCCGAAGCCGGTTTTTTACTGGACCCGGGACGAGGCGAGCGCGCTGCTGCTGGGGCTCGGCGGTGATGATGCGCTGCTGGCGGATATCGGGCTGCACACCGGGTTGCGGATCGGCGAGCTACTGGGACTGCGCCGGCGGTACGTCGACACCGAGGCCGGGCTGATCCATGTCGTCGGCGTCCAGACGCGGAAGGGGTGGCGCGAGTACCCGAAATCCCGCAAGAGCCGGCGGCCGGTGCCGGTGCCGGCGCACCTACGCGGCCAGCTCACCGACCGCGTCGACCTGCTCGGCCCGGACGATTACGTGTTCACCCCGGATGGCGTCCATGCGTGGGATGACCGCAACTTCGCCCGCCGGGTGTTCGACCCGGCGGTGGCGGCGGCCGGGATCCGGCGCGGCACCGCTCACGACATGCGCCACACCGCCGCGAGCTGGCTGGCGCAAGGCGGCATGGACCCCGCCAAACTGCAGGCCCTGCTCGGGCACGAGAACTACAAGACGACCCAGCAGTACGCCCACCTGGAGCCGGATGCGTTCGATGACGCGCAGGCGATCTGGGCGGCCCGGCCGGTGGATGTGCGTCGAGCGCCCCTTGACGCTGTAACGGGTTACAGGGGTGATCGCGTACAGACAGATACCCACGATCTCCCCGAGCCGGGAGGTGAGCACCGGTGACGGCCCGTGATGTACCGTCGTAACAATAGAGGCGAAAGGATTGTGACGATGGCGAAGAAGGGCAGCACCCGCCCGCACCGTGTCGAGTACACCTGGACCGGCACGGGCATCAAGAGTACGGAGACGTTCGAGACCACCGAGCGCGCGGCGGATTTCATGCGGGAGATGGCCGAGCGCGCGACACGAAACGGGTCAGGTTTGGAACTTCGCCGGCTGCTGCGAATCGCCGCCGCCGGCGGGGGTAGCCGATTTCTCACGCAAGAGACCAAGACGATCGAGGCCGATGCCGCCACCGCCGCCCGGTGGCAGGCCGAGCGGTTCCCGCGCGGCTATGACGAACGCGACTAAACATCAGAGGCGAAAGGATTGTGACACGATGACTACCGACTGGTCAGACACAGGAAGCGGTGGCGGCTACCAACAGCCGACCGCTGCTGAGCACTTCGCGTGGGCACGCGCTCGCGCAATGGAGTACGTCGAGCGGAACGAGGCAGGCAACGCGATGGCGTCGTTCGTGCAGGATCTGGGGACCCACGAGGGAACTCGCGAGATCCTGCACGCCGACCTGTTGGGGTTGTTCGCCGGCGAGATCTTGATGCACGGCGCGCGTGGCGCTCGCAGCTTCATCGAGGGGCTGGCCGGGCCGCCGGCCGACGTGCCGTGGCATGACATGCGCACACCCAGCGAGGTGGCCGAGGAGCGCTGACCTCCCAGCTCCGTCCGCATGGCGTCCGCACGGACGCAGAAAACGAGCCCCTCCCGCTGGCAGCGGGAGGGGCTCAATCGTGCTCTGACCTGCGGTTATACCTCGGTGGAGCTTAGGGGATTCGAACCCCTGACCTCTTCCATGCCATGGAAGCGAAAGGCCCTGGTCAGTAAGGGGTTTGCGGCTCTGACCTGCGGTTATATAACGCGGTAATACGCGCTAAAACGCAACAGAATGCCGGGTCCGTCCGCACGGCGTCCGCACGGAATAGGGGCCACAGGCTACGATCGCAAACGAGATCTCGCCGCCGGCGACCACGGGGGCCACCGGCGGCGAGATCTTATCGGGGGATCTTCAGACTACCGGCGCCGACGTCGCGAGATCAGCAACACGCCGACCGCCACCGCCGGGATCGCCAGCAGCAGCGGGCAGCTCTTACCCTTCGCCGGCGGTTTGCCGCCGGCGCCGAGCCAGTCGATCAGTGCGTCGTCCTGGTCCTCGTCCCGTGGCTTGAACCACGGCTCATGCTTCGCCATCATCGCCTCCGCTGACCAGCGTAACGTCAATGGCGTCTTGACAGTGAAGTTACGGCAAGACCTTCTGCCACGCCTGGATCATGAACACGGCAAAGCAGAGCGCCAGGCCGAGTGCGATCCAGTTGATCCGTGCCACCACGCCGAACGCTGCCAGCACGAAACAGATCACGCCGAGCAGGAACAGGAAGGCGAACAAAACCAAGAGTCCCATCGGACTCACCTCCTCTCACAGTGCGTGTGGGCCACGCCAGGTCATCGCCTGCCGGGTCAGGACCAGTGCCCGCGTGTGATGCGTTGCCCTCGCGGGTCGGACGCGGCAGATCGTCACCTAGACGAGGTCTTCGAGGATGCGGACGGCGATGTACCCGTTGTTGGGGAACGTCTGCTTGCGCCCACCCGGCCACGTTGCCTCATACTCGATCAGCAGGACGCCGGCGGTCGCGGTCTCGCCGGTCTGCCAGGTGTGTTTGATGACCGCTTTGGTGTGGTCGGACGGGTTGACGGTGATCACCATGTTGCCGCCGGTGTCGATGAACGCCGGCGTGACCACATCGCGCATCCGGGCGATCATCCGCCAGGAGCTGACCGTCGTCAGGTCCGCGACCCCAGACCCGTCGGCGACGTCGGCGTACAGCGCCGGTTCGAGGTCGTTGCGCTTCGGACCCATCACCGTTGCCACGGTCAGACCAATTCCCCAGCGAGCCAGATCCGCAACCCCGGGTAATTCGACAGGCCCGTATATGTGCTCGGCACGCCGAAGTAGTCAGCCGCTCCCATGGTGACGGTGATGACGCCGTTGGACCCCCCGAAAACTGATGAAGGTCCATTCTTGAGTGAAGCCAGGTTCACCTGATTTCCCGGCCCCACGGCTGCCTCGAAGTCGCCGCCGTTGCCTCCGTAGGCCCAGGTTCCCGAGAGGCTGATACTCACCGCGTAATACGCAAAGCTGCTGAGGTGGATATCGGTGATGGTGAACGTCTTGCTGGCCGAGCTGGGGATGGTGAAGTTGTAGACGTTGCCAACGTTTCCGGTGATGAGCGGTAGCGCGAGCGTGATGACCGACATTTTTTAGCCTCCTTGGTTGGGGATGAGCTGATACGTGTACTGGATGGAGTCGCCCGAGTTGACGTTGATCGCCGTAAACACCCGGTGGTCCCAGATCACCGGCCGGAATACGAGCGTGTCAGCGGCGACCGGGGCGGTGCCGGCAGCACCGGTCGCGGTCAAATACCAGGCGCCGACCGTTGCGACAGAGTTGCCTGCAGCATCGTTCGACAACACCAGGCCCCAGGAGACGCGGGTGACGTTCGTATTGTCGAGGATGGTATTGGCCTGCCCCTGCACCGTTGTCGATGACGCGGTGAGAGCACCGGTGACCGTACCGCTGGTGGCGCCGCCGGCGGTGAACGGCGATTTGGTCGCGTCCGTGAGCCCCGTGCCGCCGAGCGTTCCCAGGTTCCCGAACAAGCCCCACTCGGTGACAGCCTCGGTGCCGGTGTAGCTGATCGTGGCGACCGACTGATATTTCTGGGTGCCGGTGGTGCCGGTCCCGGCCGTCGTCGCCTGCACTAGCGATTGCGCACCGGTCACCCGAGTCTGACCGCCGAACGCGGACGGCGTTTGCAGCTTGATATCCGTGACCGCCGCCGCCGTGGTACCGGTCCCGGAGGCATGCGTGTTCGCGAGTCGGATGATGTTGATCGCGCCGGCGGATGGCGCCGGCCAGGCGAAGTCATTGGCCAGCGACAACACGCCGGCATCAGTGACCAGCCCGGAACCCAGCTCGCGGACGTCGATGATCTTGCCATCGCCGTCACGATGGATTGCCTGCAGCGTGCTGGAGAAATACTCACGCGCGAGCAGACCTCCCTCACCCTGATCGCGCGTGAAGCTGACCCGTCCGAGCCCGGGAATCCGGAGCGACCGTACCGGCTTCCTCTGTGGTGCGCGGATGACTCGCGTGCTGAGCTGTCCGCCCATCCCTACCGATCCTTGCATGGTGGTTCCTTCCCTGGTTGGGCGAACTACTCGCCGTCGCCGCTGGTCGACGTCGGCCGATCCGAGGCGTCGTTTTCGGTTGGCCGGGCTGCCCCCGTGGACGGCCCGCCGGCAACATCACCCGGGCTTGAACTGCTGCGGGCGCTGCCGCTGGAGGCAACGTTACGGATCGCCGCGAGCGCCTTCCGGGCTGCGACATAGGACGCGGCGCTGATCGTGGTCAGGACACCAGCGAACGGCAGCGAGGCGACGATCCGCTTGCTGATCCGCCGGGTCTGGCTGCTGGTGAATGACAGGCCGGCCGAGATCGCGTGACCAGTCCTGCGGGTCTGCGAGCTGGTGAATCCGACCGTGGCGGATAGCGCCTTGAACACGAGCCGGGTCGCCGACAGCGAGCCGGTGAACCCAACAGTCGCGTTGAGCGCCTTGGTGAAGAGGTGAACCGCGACCGTGGCCAGGTTGCCGGTGGACCCGAGTGTCGCGCTGAGCCCCTTCGAGATCCGGCGCGCCTGGCTGGACGTGAACGACACCGTCGCAGCGAGCTGCTTACCGATCAGCCGGGTCTGCGAGCTGGTGAATCCCAGCCCGCCGGCGCCGAGCTGCTTGGCGACCCGGCGAGTCTGCGAGCTGGTGAATCCGACGGTCGCGCCGGCCACGATCTTGGCGACCCGGCGAGTCTGCGAGCTGGTGAATCCGAGGGTCGCGTTGAGCGCCTGCGTGAAGACATGCACGGCACTGGTTGCCAGGCTGCCGGTGAACCCCACAGTCGCGTTGAGCGCCTGGGTGTAGTGATGCACTGCGAGCGCCGACATGGAGCCGGTAAACGACAACGTCGCGCTGATCCCTTTGGCGACCAGGCGGGCCTGCGAGCTGGTGAACCCGACAGTTGCCGAGATCCCCTTGGCGACCCGGCGAGTCTGCGAGCTGGTGAACCCGACAGCCGCCGCCATGGCCACCTTGGCGATCGCCCGGGTCTGGCTGCTGGTAAACCCCACAGAGCCGGCGAGCCCCTTGACAACACGCCGGCTCTGCGAGCTAGTGAACCCGAGCGTCGCACTGAGCGCCTGGGCGAAAAGGTGGGCGCTGGTCCGGCTGCCGGTGAACGACAGTGTGGCCGAGATCCCCTTGGCGACGCTCCGGGCCTGCGAGCTGGTCCAGCCGATCGTCGCGCCGGCCACGGTCTTGGCGGTCCGCCGGGTCTGCGAGCTGGTGAACGACACGGAGCCGGCGCCGAGCTGCTTGGAGGTCCGTAGAGTCTGGCTGCTGGTGAACGACAAGGTCGCGTTGAGCGCCTGGGTGAAGAGGGTCCCGCCGTGGGTGAGGAACGTAGCGATCGAGCCGGTAAAGCTGAGCGTCGCGTTGATCAGCTTGCTGGTCAGGAAAGCATCGCTGGACGTGAACGACAGGATGGCGCCGGGCAGCGTCTTGCGGGTCTGGATCGTCAACGGGTCAGAGCCGGACGGGATCAAGTACAGCAGGCCCATGGCCGCGTGCGAGGCAGCTTGCCCGGTCGCGGTATACGTGTGGCCGGCCTGGGTCACAGCGCCATTGGAGTCGGCGACCTCGATCCCCACGAACGGCGTCCCGGTGTAAACGGCGTCGACCCGCTCGACCAGTGCCGCGTCGGGCGTGAAGGCGACGGCCGACGTCGTACCGCGAGCACCGAACAGGCCCACGGCCCACCGGTTGGTGCCGGTCGGGGTCGCCGTCGCCGTGGCGTAGGTCGTGATCGAGCCGGCGCTCCGGGTCGCCCAGGTCAGATTCTCGAACGGGACAGTGGTGTCCACGCCCGGCCACGAGATCGGCACCCACTGGTTCTTGGTGGAAAACGTCCAGTTGGTCGCGTCGGTGATCGTAACCGTGGTGTCGGTCGACTGCTTGACCTTCCAGAAGGCGACCATCCGGCAAGATGCCACACCGGTCGCGCCCTCGAACGTCTGGCCGGCATTGGTCCAGCCAGCCGGCGCAGTGATGTTGCCCAGCTCGGCGTCACCGAGGAAGCCGAAGATCCAGCAGACCTGCCCGTTGGTCGCGCCCGAGACGTCGACCGTGGTGGACGTGCCGGCGGTGCCGGCGACGTTGCCCCCGACAGCGGTCCCCACCCACGGGGCGCTGATGCTGCTGCCGGTGCTGGCGAACCCGAGAGTCGCGCTGAGCGGCTGGGTGTAAGCCTGGATGGCGTAGCGATCCCCGAGCGTGACCTGGCTGGCCAGGGCCATCGGGGTCGGTGGCAGGAGTGACGAGAATCCGAGGGGCAGAGCCGGCGCGAGTCGATCGACTGCTGCACCGCCGGCGCCTGCTGGCATGAACTCGACCAGCGCCATGGAGCCGGGGCTGGTTATATTGCAGGTAACTCCCAGAGTGGTCGCGCCCGGGGAGGATGTGAGCGCTGTCTGCTTGAAAGCGCCCGTCGCGGTCCCATCACCGGGACCATTGTCCCATTGGGCCAATACCGTGCTGGCAGCAGCAGCGGTGAAGGTCGCCGAACTAAAGCTGGTGGTGCTCTCATCGACAATGCCAGCAACGTACGAGCCCACAGCCGTCGTGGTGATCGAGGTGGTGTAGGCGTTTGTGGAGGCTTTGCTCACAGGCACCGTGGCGCCGGTCGGGGTGGTCATGTCGACCCCGGTCAGCGTCTTGATGTAGATGAACTGGTCGAACCCTCCGGTGGCGTCGACAACCCGAACCGAGATACTCCCGGGAGCGGAGACGAACTTCCGGTAGGCCACCGTCGAGCACCCGTTGTTAGTTCCCGAGCCGAGCCCCTCCACCTTCGTCCAGGTGGTGGCGTTGGCGTCGGACGAGTCGGTGACAGTCAGCGCGCTAGGGCTGGAATCCCACCCGAGCGAGGTCATGCAGACCACCACGCTGTTTGCCGGCGGGCTGAATGCTCCGGTGGTAAGGGTTCCGGAGGCGCCCGGCATAAGGAGAGGGTTGGTGCCAGACGGGGTGCCGGTACCGGTCCCCGTCGTGGTCGGTGCAGCGGCATCCTCAACGATCGCCATGCCGTGCCCCTCCCTTCAGCAGTGAGGGAAGGGTTAGATCTGGGTCAACTCTTCGACCGAAAACCCGTGCAGGACAACGATGTTAGACGCCGACTGCGCCGAGAAGGCGGCATTTAGCGTGAACACTGAGGCGACCGTGGTGTCAATGCCGACCGTGGCAATCGCGATCTGCGGAAGACACTGGATGGTCACCGTGCCGGTCACGCTGGTGGTGTTGTAGGTCAGGTGCCCGTGAGTTACCGCCAGGCCGGCCGCCACCAACCCCGTGTCTCGGACGACCGTCAGGGTCTCCCACTTCCACGGCAGGGTGGTCACGGTTGAGGTGGCGATTGCGTTTGACGTGCAGAGCGTCGTGGCCGCAAGAGTCAGGCTAAAGGTCAAGGTCGGCGTGCCGGTACTGCTAAAGGTGCCGAACGCGGTCGTCTTGAGCATCGTGCCGGTCTTGAGATAGTTGGCCGGGATGACCAGCGGTGGATTCAGCGGCGCGACGTTGCCCTTGTAGATATCCACGGCGGTCGCAGCGGCACCGTTGTTCGTGGTCGACACGGCCAGCAGTGGCTCGGACAGCTCATTCGCGTAGCTCTGGCGCAGTGGCATGGAATCCCTTTCTAGGGCCGGGTGGCGATGAGGATGGAGACAGCCACGGCCACGGTCGCCACGATAACGCTGGCCAGCAGATACATGCTGTTGATTGCGGTCCGGGAACGGTTCCGCTCATCGCTGACGCCCATCCGCTGAGCCTCGATCGCCGCGAGCCGTTCCTTGTTGGCGTCGATCTTGTCAGCCAGCGCGTCGGTCTGGGTTTTCACCAGCTCGGCCAGCTTGGCGATCGTCTCTGCCGTGCTGGTCTCTGACTTGCTGATGGCCAGCGTGTTGGACTGGTTCTGCTGCGCCGCGATTTCCTTCTGGGCCGCGAACGCCGCATCGACCGCGATCTTGTTGTCCCGGCTCTCGCGCTCGGAGCGGGTGTCGCGTTCCTTGAACTGCAGGGCGATGGAGTCAAACTTCTCTTCCATCAGCTCGCGGACGTTCCCGATCGCGACCTGGACGACGGTCGGCGTCCGGTTCACGGTCTCGTTGAGCACCACGGTGGCCCGGTCAATGCCGTTGAGTCGCTCTTTCAGGATATCTAGCTGGCCGTCGACGTAGTCACGTTCGGCGATGCGTTCACGGTCGCGGGCGGCGGCGTCGATCGCTCCCTGCAGTGGCTCGGACGGTTCACGCTCATCATTAGGCATTGCCCCCAGCCCCTATTCGCTTGCCGCCGTCGTACGGCTTGGCCTGGCCGGACGCCAGTAGCGCCTCGTTGATGTTGACCGGGTCGACGCCCAGCCCGCCCGGCTTGATGATCGTGCCGAGATACCGCCCATATTTCTCGGTGTGATCCTTCTCGGTCCGTAGGATGACGACCGTGCCGACCGGCAGCGCGGCGGCCAGCCAGGCGCGAACATCCTTGCCGGCTTGCGTCGACAGCTCGGGTGCGTCCAGCCCGTTGAGCCGGATCGACATGTCGTGGTGAATGTCGAACCCGAGATCGACCCGGAGCCAGAGGGTGTCGCCATCGTGGACAGGGTCGATCTCGGTCACCTTCGGGCCGGCGGGCGTCATCGTGATCTGGGTCCGGACCACCACCGCCTGGTATTCGTACATCAGACGACCGGCGGCGGCGCGGCCTTGGTGACGTCGACGGCGTGACCTTCCTTGGTGGCGCCTGGCGCTGCGGGGCCGGCGACCAGCTTGCCGGACGGGAGCACCCGGGCCGCCACGGCGGCGAACGGTGTCACCACGCCGTTGACGTAGACGCCCCAGCCGACCGTGATCGTTGCGACCAGCAAGGATGCGAGCCCGGACACCCACGGCGGAACGGTGTCGATGAACGCGGTGCCGGCGACGAACACGTTCGCGCCGGCCAGGACGCTGGCCATCACGAGGACTGGCTTTGATTGAGTAGCCATCGGTGCAACCCCTATCTGGTACATGTGATCCCCGCCGGCACTGTGCCGGTCAGATATTTGAGTGCCGCCTTGAACGAGTCGCAGCGGTAACCGTCCTCGACGCCGGGCGGGTAGCCGATCGCGCCGTTGACCTTGCCCATCTGCAGGGCGTCGGCGAACGGGTTGATATGGCGGGCAACGGTCCAGTACCACTTGGCGATCTTCGCGCTCCAGTCGAGCGACAGCGCCAGGTCTGGACTCCCCTGCAGGTCGATGCCGAGGAACGTGCCAGCCGCGCGGTAGTTGTCTACGCCGGTGAGCTGGATGTAACCACGGCCGGCGTAGGTGGCTGTGCTGGAGTGCTGGTGGATGTTGTAGAGGAACGCGGACTCATGCGCGAGCGTGGCCAGGAACGCGGCGATGCGGCGCGGCGTGATGATCCCGGCGGCGACCATCTGCGCGTTCAAGCTGGGTAGCCCCTGGCTGACGATCGCGTCGTTCCCTACCCGGCCAGGGAACATGGCGTGCAGATCGGCCAGGGTCACACTTTTGGGGGCACCACCGGTGGCGGGGTGACGACGGGCACGAGCGCCTGGACTGCCGCCGTGAGGGTCGCGAGATCGGCCCGGATCGCGGTCACCGCATCCTGGGTCTGCGACCAGCGCTGGCCGGCCAGGGCGTCGCGCGTGTCGGTCCGGGCGTCGAGCGCGCCGAGTGCCGTGGTGAGATCGGCGACCTTGAGCTGAATGTCGTTGGTGTCGTTCTGCAGGGCGGCGTACCGCATGCCTTCGGCGCCGGCGGTCGCCTCGTAGCCGGCCATCGCGGTAAGGATCTGCTGGACTTCTGCTGCTGACATGGGTTGGTCTCCCGCCGTTCCGTTGATGATGTTGGCTTCGTTGTGGACCATCGCGATGAACGCGACCCACGGGAAGTATGGCCCCGGGTCCCAATGGGTCGACTGGCCGAACGCCAGCGAGACCTCGTTGTGACCGCAGATCCCGTGTTTGCCGGCGCGCAGGTCAGCGACTGACAGCCGCACGATCGGCACCCCGTACTGGATGGCTTTCTGGGCCACCAGCTTGGCGGTGATCTTCATCATGGCGACGTGGTTGGGCAGGATCCAGTGACCTTTGCCCTGGTTCGCCAGTGAACACTCCATCTCGATCCCGATCGAGTGCGGGTTCGGCGGCGCGTGCCAGCAGACGACGTTGTCGCGAGCGCACTGGATCGCCTTGCCCGGGTCGGTGATGTAGTGCGCCGACCCGCCGGCGGCAGCGGTCTGGAAGTACTTCGCGGTGCCGGTCGCGTTCCCGCCGTCGGTGCCGACGGTGCAGTGGATGACGATCCGGGTCAGCGGCAGGTTGCCGGTCCCCGAGCTGTGAGCGACCGGGCCGTAATACGGCAGGGTCGGCGGTGTGTACGCCATTCTGAGCGCCTCCAAGGGTGGGTAGATGCGATGACACGCGAGCAGTACTGCCGACCCGGGAGGGGCTTCACCGGTGACGGGCCAGCCTGCGCTGGGGGTTACTTGCCGCCTTTGAGGATGCTGATCTCAGCGTTGGCGTGTGACAGATCCAGACCGCACCGGGTCAGGAGCCGGTTGAGCTTCACGTTTTCCTTGCGGAACTCTTCGATCACCGCATTGGAGTTTTCCTGGGCGTCCGCCAGCGCTTTGATGTGAGCGCGCTGCATCTCTGCCATGTCGGCGGTCCGCTTGCTGATCTCGCTATCGAGGTTGGCGCGGAGTTTATCGACCTCATCAAAGGCTCGTTTTAGCTCGACCTCCAACCGGAGAACCTGGTTGTTCGCGGCGGTGACGACTACCGAGTCAGACTCGGTATTGGTCTTCCGGAGATCACTCTTCTTGAAGGCCAGTCGGATGATGAGTTGTACGCTGCCGCCTCCCAGTAGGACGGCGAAAACCTGCAGGAGGAACCGTGTGGTGGCGTCATTCATCGGTCCCCCGATCCCCCAGATCGTGGTGCTCCATCGCGCTGAGCTTCGCCGCCTCGTACAGGATCCGCGAGCGGTACCAGCAGGCCAGGGTGTAGGCCAGCGCGAACGACCCGGACACAATGCCGCCGACGCCCAAGCCGATGTAGCAGCACACCGCGTAGAACACCAGACCGAACGCCATGAGCTGGAGGCCGACGTACTCCCACAGCCATGAACCCCGGGCGATCCCGAACAAGGTGGTGGCGCCGGCGATCGCGAGCAAGCCTCCCCAAAGATGCGGGACCGGCTCGCCTTCGAGGACGTTGCTGATCGCCTTAGACACTTCACTGCCAAGAACGGCTGCAGTGATGCCGACCGGGATCAGAGCGAGCGCCAGGAACAGGGAGAACGGGGTGGCAGATAATCGCGCCTGCCACCGCAGGAGCCACAGCTTCCGTTTCATGATGACCAATTTCCTCTACCCCCAATGACGTTCTGGTGGATCAGGAATGGGTGGTGATGCGATCACACGCGAGCCGTACTGCCGACCCGGGAGGGCTTCACCGGTGACGGGCCAGCCTGTGCTGGCGGGTTTACGAGTCGAGCAGATCGCTCGCGACCAGTAGCCGGATGACGGCTTGCATCTGGCGGGTCAACTTCGGCACTTGCGCGATGTGGTCCGCGTTCGTGGCGGTGCCGGCAACGATCAGCGCCAGATAGGTGGCGTTGTTCGCGTAGGCGATGCGAGCCTGGGCCAGGATCGCGGCGCGGTTGATCGAGCGCGTGTCGTTGACGATCGTGGCGGCGGCCTGCGCGCTCTCGGCGTCAGCCTGCTGGTTCTCGGCGTCATCGAACGGGCGCGAGACCACCACCGCGCCGTTCTCGGTGCGGGTGTAGATCCGGGCGTCGGTGTCCCATTGTTCAAGCGTGGTTGAATCCTGGCGGACGATGATCGGCATTTGTCAGGCCATCATCGTCATCACGAAGCAATACCCGGGCGCGCCGGCGCCGCCGGCGACAGCGGCGTTGCTGTTGGTGAGGCCGCCACTGCCGCCGCCGCCGTAGTTTTGGCCGGTGAGACCGACGCCACCGACCGACGCGGCCGGCGAGTCGGCGCCCCAGCCCATGTTGGAATCGCCGCCCATGCCGCAGTCGGCGACGAAGCCGTTGCCGCCACCGTTGGTCACGCGACCGCGCGAGCCGTCCTTACCTTCGAGGTTGAGGTGCCCGCCGGACCCGATCCCGCCGGTGCCGCCCGTGTTGATCGACAGCGTCGTGGCGACCATGCCCTGCCCGCCGGTGCCGCCGGTCGCGTTGCAGAATGCCCCGAACGAGGTGGTGCCGCCGGTGCCGCCGGCGTTGTTACCAGCCGCCCCAGCAGTGCCGCCCGAGCCGATCGTGACCGCCACGGATGATCCGATCGTCGCGGCGTTGAGCCACATCTCCGAGTAGCCGCCGCCGGCGCCGCCCGCACCGATCGAGCACTGACCAGCGGTGGTGAGTGCAGCGCCGCCACCGCCACCGCCGGCACCACACAGGCAAATCTTCGAGACGATCGCGCCGGCGGGCCTGGTCCAGCTCGCCGACCCGGCGAATACCTGGATATCGATGTTGCCCATCAGCAGCCCATCGACGCCGGTCCCCAACGTCTGTAGGTGTTCCCAGATCCGGGTATGCCCGGTCTGGTCCGGGTAAACGATCCCCTTGGGTGTAGTGGGCATGTCAGCGCCTCCAGTACAGCGTCAGGGTCCAGGCGGCCGAGTAGGTCCCGATGCCGCTGAAAACCATGTATGGGTCGTCGGCCGAGATGAAGGTGGCGATCCCGCCCCGGGTACCGTCCACCAGCGCCTGCCCCCAGGCGATCGGGAGGTCGAACACAATCTCGTCATCGATCTCGATCGAGGGGCCGGACGTCGTCTCGTTGAGCGTGGGCGCGCCGCCCGGCCGAGCAGTCTGGGTGATGAGCCGCAGGGTCGGCGTCCGAGCCGAGTAGCTCCCGCCGTTCCGTCGTCGGATCACGACCGTCGCCTTGGTGACCGTTGCCCCCGTCAACGACTGAGCCGTGGTCCCGTAGAACGCACACCCGGTCTGGATGCCATAGCTGGAGCCGCTCGATCTCCCCTGCCAGGTGTAGTTGGTCGCGCTGGCCGGGCCTTGGTCCGTGCGCCAGGTCCCACTGCGATACGTCGCGGTCTGGGTGGCCGACACCACTAGCGTCCCGGTCGTATAGGCCGGCTTCGGTGCCGGTGCCGGGTCCGAGACCGGTGGCACCTTCCCGCCGATGACCGGTGGCGGGAGCGGTGGCGGGATCGCCGGCGGCGGCGCCAGGATCCCGATCACGAATCGCTGCGACCCGTTGCGTGCGATCAGCAGGTTATCGCCGACGAGAATGTTGAGCCCGAGCGTGATCCGAACGGTGGACTGGACGCCACCAATGTCTACGAGAACCGACGTGGTCGTTCCGAACGGCGGGCCACCGTCAGAGGTGGACAGCGCGAAACCGATCATCGTGCCGAGCGGCGCCAGCGACAGTTTGCTACCGCTGAGATCTACCTCGTCTGCCATCAGATCACCAACTGCATCGTTTGCTCGATCGGGTTATACGGGAGCACCATCTGCTCGATCGTCGCCGTGGCCGCCGTGGCGAATTCCAGACCGCTCACGGTGACCGGGTCCCCGATCTGCAGGCCAGGATGCGGGACCATGCGCGCGGTGATCTTGCGGGTCGCCGTACGACGTTTGCGTTCGAGGATGGTCGCGGCGGCTGCCCGGCATTGCGCCACTGTCGACATGAGCGGCGAGGTGAATTCATACGGCACCGGCAACGGGTTGAACGGGCCGCTGATCCGCATCGGGGAGTTTGAGTCGACGTCGGACGCGGTACCGACGATCTGGTTACCTGTTGCGTCCTGGCCTTTGCAGACGACGATGTTGAACCCGCCATCCCGGGCCGCCAGGCCCTGCCAGCGAATGATGGTCCCGCCCACGCCATCGGTCAGACTCTCGACCGGCGTCAGCGTGGTGGGCGGTTTCGTGACCACGAGGATGCCGTTTTCATCGACGTGGCCCACGGCCGGCCAGGCGTCCAGCAGCTCGAACAACCCGCCGAGCCGGTCGGTGTCCCACTGGAACCCGACTGGCACGGAGCGATCGGCCAGGGCGCCGTCGATCGACACGGTCAGCGCCGGCTCGACCAGTCCCCGCAGGGTGGAGATGAACGTGCCCGTCGGCTCGAAGGGAGCCACGAATTTGGCTTCATCGATCAGCGCCAGCAGCCCGGATGCGTTGACGGTAACGGTGTCCTGATCGAGCTGGGAGCCGGTGACGAGGAACCAGCCGCGCTGGATCCACTCGGTGCCGAAGCCGGTCTGGACGCCGAACGAGACTCGCAGTCGCTGCCCGTACGCGGCGAGCGGGTGATCCGGCGCGAGCGGGTCCCAACTGGAGCCGCGATCGGTGCGCGGGACCTGCAGTGTCACGCTCTCGGGGATCGAGGACGAACGGTCGAGGGTTTCGCTGCCGGTGTTGACCGGCACGTCGCTGCTGAGCAACTGGGCGCCGAGCCAGGACTCGACCCGCATCTGCATCGTGTAACTGCGCTTCACCATCGCCAGCGCGTCGCTCGACAGGGTGAGCATCAGAAATTCGCCTGGGCGATGACCAGCAAGGTGGCGTAGCTGTTGCGGATATCGTTGAGCGTGCCGGACGAGTAGGCGGTGTTGATATCCAGCAGCGTGAAGCCGCGCGCCTCCAGGTTCGCCGGCCAGGGCTCGGTCTCTTGTACGTCGAGCGTCCACCAGCGAACCGGCCCCCACCACTGACGGTCGTCGGAGTCGGTCAGGACGGCCAGGTAGGCAGCGAAGCCGGCGAGGTTGAACTCCTCCCGCACGAGGACGACGCCTGACGTCGCCGTGTCAAGCAGTGCGTCCATTGCATCGCCATCGTTCGCGGTGTCGGTACGCAGGCGCAGGGTCGACGCCGGCGCCATGCGTGGCCCGGACACCACCACGGCCCGCCCGCCGACGTTGAACGTCGTGGCGTCGCGGATGCTCTTGTGTTCGGGCCAGGTCTCGGCGCCGACCATGGCGCCGGTCGCGGTGATCGCGTCGCTGATGACGTACCGGGCGCCGAGCGTGACCGTCAGCGGATCCGAGTATGCCTCGGAGACGATGCCGAGACTGTCGGTCACCACTGCCACGTAGTTGTAAGCGACCCCGAACGGCTGCTCGCCATCGACCCGGACGACCGTGTCCACGCCGACCGTGTTGAGGTTGATTGCCCCGCGCAAGGGGAACCGGTTGGTGCCGATCTGCCGGTAGACGGTCACGGTGGCGATGCCGTCAGCGACCAGCCCGGCCAGGGTGATCAGCACGCGGGGCGGGAACACGGGCTGAATCAAGGTGGCGATCGCCGACCCGCCGTAGAGGCTGGCGCCATAGAGCCCGGAGCCGTAGTTGCTCACGAGTCACGCCACCTGACGTGCGAGCATCCAGGAACCGAGGAGGATGTTGCTGGCGGTCGCGTTGCCGGTGCCTTGCGCCACTTGCATCTTGAACACGCCGGTATTGGTCGACATGATCAGCAGCCCGGTGCCCTCGACGCGGCTGGTGGTACCGACAGCGATCGTGCCGTGGAGCACGTTAGTGCCGATCAGCGGGGCGTCCTGATCGGTTGACGCGGTAATGATGGTCGTGGCGGCGACGTCGAGACCGAGCGAAGACCACGTCATGGTCGCGCCGGTCGGCCCGACGAAGGAATACCGGAAGTCAGCGGCGGCCAGCCCGTCGGTGCGAAGCGACCACTGCACCAGGTAGACCGAGCTGACCACCGTCATCGACAGTGAGAGCGCGTTGTCGTCAACCAGCGTGACCGCCGGCAGTGCCTGGCTGGCCGTCTTGCGGGCAAACAGGTCGTACGTGTTGAGCTGGGTCAGTGCCGTGTTGAGGGTCGAGCCCCAGGTGTTGCTGGAGCCGCCGACCGTGGGGAGTGCCAGACCAATGGCCATGGGTCTATCGCCTTCCGCGTTTGAGGCTTCGAGCCTGCGCACCGTCGAGCGCGCCGGCACGGACGTCGATCAGCCCGGTCAGCTTGCCCTCGTTGAGATTGACGTCGACCCGTGAGACGGAGGACGCGATCGCGGCCAGGTCATCCGGGTGGAGACGTCGCGAACCGCCGCCCATCATCGCGAGCTGGGCCTGATTGAACACCGCTTCCGGCTTGCTGGTCTCGTTGTAGCCCAGCTTGCCGGGCATCAGCCAGCCGCCATCCTTGTAACCGCCGGGCCGGTCCCAGCCACGCGGCGCGACACCGTACCGCGCGTTGGCGTACTTGATCGCCGCGTAGATATTGGCGAACGGGTCGAGGATGCCGCGCGACCGGTACGGGCCGGCGTAGGCGTTGAACGTGCCCGGGATGGTCTGCATCAACCCCTGGGACGGGTGGCCGGCGCGAGCGTTGGAGTCGGTCAGGTTGATCGCGTTGGGATTGCCCCCGCTCTCCTGATTCATGCGACGAAGCAACGAGTTGATCCAGATCGCCGGGGCACCGGCCGCCTGTAGCGCCTGCAAGGCAACAGCGCGCCAGCGCGCCACGCCAGAGCCGCCGGCGGTGGGCAGACTGTTGCTACCGATGCCGCCGATGATGCCGCCGATCGCGCTACCAACGGAACTGAGCGCGCTGAGCGCCTTCTTAGGCAGGCTGGCCAGTGAGATCAAGCCCTTGTTGACGATGCGCCCGAGCGCCGTCGGCATACTGCCGAAGATCTTGCCGATCGCCTTGGCCATGTTCACCGAGCCCAGCCCTTTGAATAGGCCCACAGCCAGGGCGCTACCGAGGTTGGCCATCACCTTTGACGGCGATGCAATGCCGAAGAACTTTCTGACGTTGGCGATGATCGGGTCCACGACCTGCGTCTTGATCCAGGCGCCGACTCCCTTCATCTTGTTCCAGATCCCGGACAGCAGCCCACCGATGACGCTTTGGCCCATGCTGTAGAGCCACTTGCCGGCGGTGCCGAACTGACCGACCACGCGGCGTACGACGTTGGTCCAGACCCAGGAGCCGATCGTGCTGGCGATATTCCAGAGGCCGGACCTGAGCCCGATAAGGACTTGCCGGCCTCGCTGGTACAGCCACGAGCCGGCGGAGACGAACACCCGCCACACGGGCTGGACAACGTACTGGTTCGTCCAGGTGTAGAGGGTGCGAGCGATCGCCCAGATACCGTTCTTCAGCCCGGTAACGACCTGCGAGCCCCGCTGATACAGCCAGGTGCCGGCCTTGACGAACGCGCGGATATTGGGCTGGATGACCCAGTTATTCATCCAGGTACCGATGGATTTGGCGACAGCCCAGACGCCGCTGAGGAAGCCGGTCATGAGTTTCCGGCCGTGGATGACCAGCCAGACGCCGGCGTACAGCCAGGGCGCCACGACCTTGACCACCGGGGCGCGCAGGATCCACGCACCGACACCCTTGGCGACAGCCCAGATCCCGGCCTTGAACCCCTCGAATAGATCCTGGCCCTTGCGGAGCAGCAGTTTCGCGACGTTGCCGACCTTGGCCGGCAAGCCGACGAAGAAGTTTTTAACGGTGTTCGCCATGCCACCGAAGGTTTTAACCGTCCAGGTGCTGATCGCCTTCCACTTCCAGATCACCAGCGCGACCAGCGCGGCGATCGCGACCACGACCCAGGCGATCGGTCCCATCGCGATGACCCAGGCGACAGCCATCCGGCCGGCCTGGATGATCGACTGCACGCCCATGATTGCCCAGCCGGCCACGATCCTGACCACGGCCCACGAGTGAGCGATGGCGCCGGTGATCGCGTCGCGCTTGAGTAGCAGCCAGATCGCGGCGGTCTCAGCACCGGAGACGGTGGCGGCCACACCCATGGCGATCAAGTGCGGGATGAACACGGCGGCGATCACCAGGCTGGCGATCGCGAGCGGGGTCTTGAACTCCCACAGGAATTTGGCCGCAGCAGACAGCGGCGGCAGCGTCGCCGTGAACGCGCCGAAGAGATCCCGGATGACGCCGACGAACGCTCCCCCGACACCCTTCCCACTGCGCATCTGGCCGATAAAGGTGTTGATCGTTGTGCCGACCTTGGTCAGGGTCGGCAGCAGCGCGCCGCCGATGGCCAGCTTGACGCCGAGCATGGTCGCCGCGAACTGCCGCTGCTGGGTCCGGTAGGCGACGATCGCGGACAGAGACTTGCCGCTCATCGTGGTGCCGAGCTTGTCTGACTGCGCCTCCAGCGCCCTGATCCCGGCCGAGCCCTTGTTGAGGAACGGGATCATGTCGACCCCGGACCGGCCAAAGATCTTCATCGCCAGGGCCGTTTTCTGCACGCCTGGCGGCATGCTCTTGAACCTGTCCGCGATCTTCGGCAACAGCGCGGCCCACGGCAGCACCTTGCCGTGGGCGTCCTGGTAGTTGAACCCGAGCAGGGCGACCATCTTGGCGGTGGCCTTGGTGTTGCCCTCGGTGTTCGAGAGCGCCTTACTGCCCAGCCGCAAGCCCTTGGTCAGGGTGTCGACCGAGATCCCCGACAGCACCGCCGCCTCCCGTAGTCGGCTCATTTGCTCGGCCGTGCCGCCAGCGATGCGCTGCAGTTTGATGACCTCAATGCCGGTGTCCTGAAAAGTCTGGATCGAAGACTTGGCGATACCGATGGCGCCGAGCACGGAGAACGCGGCGATCGCGGGAGCGATCATCCCCTTGATGCCGGAGAACGTGTTGGACAGCCCCTTGTGGATCCGGCCGGTTGACTTGGTGACGTTGCCCTCAGCGCCCTTGATGGACGACCCGATCGCTCGGCCGGCCTTGCCTGATTCAGCGCCTGCGGTCTTGAATGCGGGAGACAGTTTGTCGACGCCCAGCAGAGTGAAAACCATCGTGTTGCTCATTGCGGCTCACCCTCCCTGTTGCTGCTGTTGTCGTTTCTCCTGCGCCTGGATCTCGTCAACGACCCGGCAGGCTTGATCGAAGAACCGCCACTCGATCTGCTCGGCGGTCAGGACGGTGAGTCCGAAGTACTTCCAGAGTCCGACGGAGTAGCTGGCGATGGTCCCGTCCAGGTCAGTGTCTGGGGCGGCTCGGCCTCGACGCCCAAAGAGCCAGGCTTGTCGAGCGCGGGCGACACGTTCCTCTCGGCTTTTCCCACCGGGTCCTTGCCCTGTGCAGCCATCGCCTCATCAACCAGCTTTTGTTCCTCAGCGCTGAGCACGGTCTCGAAATCCTCGTACTCGCCGTCGACCTGATCCCACTCGGTCGGCCGGCCGGCGCGGGTGAGCATGATCGCCACCATCATCGACAGTGCGTCCGGGTCGCCGACGTTGAGCGCCTCGCCGAAATCCATCGGCAGCATGCCCAGCTTTGCCTTGATCAGACGGGCCTCGGCGAGTCGCGGTTGCCCGTTGAACTCGCCGAGATACTCGCCCTTGAATGAGATTTTCATGTGGTGGGGTTTCCTTCTGGTGGTGGGAAACGCCAGAGCACGCACCACCCTGGCCAGGACAGCGCCTGCCTGGTCGGTACGCGCTCTCGCGTGTGATTGCTTGCGTACGGGTGCTCGACGCGGCAGATCGACGCCTAGAGCCTCTGGCCGAGCCTGCTCTGCAGGTCTGCCAGCGCGGTGGCGATCTCGCGCCGCGCTTCCTTCTCGTTTTCCTTCATCGGGACCGAGAACCAGCCGGCCTTGACTGGCTGCGTGACCCAGCGGTCCGGGTGGCCGTACACCGGGTGTCGGACGCGGCCCTTGTCGATGCCGTGGATGTTGGCCGTTCCCTTGGCGATGAGCTGCAGGGACGGGTCACCTTTGCCGGTGGTCCGGTTGCGGGTCGTGAACCGTGACGCCGCGACTCGCTTGGCCAGGCCGCCACGGTGCGGCAGGATCAGCAGTGCTCGTGCTCTGGCCTCCGCCTTGGGTTTCTTGGTGGCCCGGTTGAGCGCCTTATACAGCTCGCGCTTGACTTCCTTGTCGCCGGTTTCCTTGAGCCGCTTGGACAGCTTCGCGAGCTGCTCGGCCCCGACGATCTTGAGCGGGGCGAATCCCGCCATGTTTGCTCCTCCCTCGGTGGGCGCGTAACGTCGAGAGCGTCACGCCATCTATGTTTCCCGAAAGGAAGTTCCACCATGAACGCACGAACCGTAGCGACGCTCTCAGCGCTCGCCGTCCTGACACTGGCCGGCTGCGGGACAGCGCCGGCCCCGAATGGCTCACCGCCGCCGAGCGCGCCACGGCAGTCGCAGCCGCAGTCGACGCCGTCACAGTCCCCCGCAGAATCCCCGCGCGGCTCCGAAGCCTGGACGACCAAGACAGCCGGCCAGATCGTGGAGGCGATGCGACCGAGCATCCCGCAGGTCACGAAAGTAACTGTCTGGACCGAAGCCACCGACGAAAATAACCTGCTCGGCCGGCCGTTCCAATACACCAGCGCCGCGTCGATGGCTGACAAGCGAGTCCCCGCCGGCCAAACCGGCGTCGACGCCGGCGCCACCGTCGAGGTGTTCCTCACTGACTACGACGCCCAGAACCGCGCCGACTACATCGCCGGTTTCAAGCAGGGCGGGCTTCTGGGCACCGAGTACCAGACAGTGGCCGGCAATGCGCTGTTGCGCGTTACCGGCACCCTGACGCCGACCGCCAGCAGGGCGTACGTCGCTGCTTTCGCAGCGGCCCTGACGCACTAGGCCGGGACCGCGATGTTTTCTGCCGGCGTCGCGGTGACCGAGAAGCTGACCTGCACAAGGCCGGCGGAGTCATCGACCGCGACCGGCTTGCCGACCGAGCGGATACGGGTCCGGAAACAGTCCATCTTCGCGCCGGTCACGTCGCCGCCGTAGAGGATCAGGACGACCCAGGTCGAGCCGCGCGCCAGTACGCCCCGGACGTCCACGCCGTTGTCGTCGGCGTACATGTCGACCGTGTTATCGCTGGCCATCGAGGTCGCGCCGGGGATCGTTGACGTAAAGATGGTCCCCAGGTCCGGGGTGTCGGTCTGAGCGCTGGTGATCAGCCAGCCCGAGATCGCCGCGACCTCGGGTGACAGGTCGGTGCCTGCGGTCATCTCGGCCCGGGTCGGCGCGGTCAGCACTGTGACCGTTGGGCATACGTAGATTTTGGTTTTGCCCCGGGCGAAATACCGATCGCTCGCGACGATGGGGGTAGCGGGTGTGCCCATGTTCTCTTACTCCTCTGTCTTCGCGGCGCGAGTACGAGCCTTGCGCTTAGGTGCGGCATCATCGGCGGGCGCGTCATCATCCGGCGCGTCATCGGTGGGTTCGTTGTCGGCGGACTCGCTGGCCGGCTCGGACTCGCTGACCGGCTCGGGTTCCAGCAGCTCGCCGTCCGCGCCGCGCGCCGGCGGCTCGATCTCGGCCCAGCCCGATGCGCCCAACTGCCGCAGCGCGGACCGTGGCATCCAGGTGTCGGGTAGCCCCTCGTGCCGGACGAGAGCCATCTCCATGACCTGCTCGGGTTCGCGGATCATGACCGGCCGATCACGTAGAAGGTCACCGAGGTGTTCGGCGAGAACCCAACCGTCACCAGGCCGGTCACCGGGTCGACGTAGGTCGAGTTGTTCGGGATGTAGACATACTTGTTAGCGCCGGTCAGGAACGAGACCGTCCGATCCGCCACCGCCAGGTCGCCGGCTACGAGCGGCGGCGTGGTGATCGTGACGGTCACCGTGCCGGCGTTGGCGTTGGTGATATCGAGGATGACGCCGCCCGGCACCGTGTCGCTGGCTGACGCGGTCCGCTGTGTCGGAATGATCCCCTGCTCGGTGGGGAACTCGGCTGGGTAGTTCGCCATGGTGGTCTCTCCCTCTTACGTGAAGGCTTTGCAGGTAACGACGAAGGCGACGACCGCCCAGGTCCCGTCGGGTGTCTGTGTCTGGTCCAGGTCGACCACCCGGAGCTGCGCGTTGGTGACCGCTCCCCCGAGCTTCCGGTCATTGGCCAAGATGACGTTGACGGCGGCGATGACGGCGAACACTCCATCGCGGATCGTCTTCATCTCGCCCTCACCGGATCGCTGCCAGGCCAGGCAGTTGATATCGAACGTCTCCATCTCGGCCACCAGGCCGGCGCCGTCGGAGACCGCCTGGACCGAGATCTGGTCGGGCGTGTAACCGATGGCGATCCCGACCTCTTCCAGGTTGATGATCGGCGGCCCGTCGATGATCTGCACGTCCGGCAAGGCGGTGGTGAGCGTCAGCACGAGACGGTCGATCGCGGCCGGGACCTTGCTCATGCGATGACCACCCGGCGCTTGCCAAGCAGCTCCAGCGCGCGACGTGGCACGGCGTACGACATGCCAGCCGGCACGGCGGTCTCTTCGGGCCGGGTCGTGCCGGGGATCTTCGGCGGCAGCGGTCGCTGCGTCTTCCACAGGTGCGCGATGATGATGAGCGTGGCCAGCCGCACATTCTGCGACACGACCGTCAGGCCGGCTGTGTAGGTGACCTTGAACGGTCCCCAGTAGAACGGGAAGCCGTTGTTCCGGTAGACGATCCCTGTGTCCGGGTCGAACATCAGGGTCGTCACGTCGTACGTCATCCCGAACCCGTTCGGGAACCAGCGATCCACGGCGGCCAGCGACAGCACCGGCGGGTGAAACAGGACAAGCCGATCTCCACCCGCATGCTTCTCCACGTACGTCCTGGGGAGCACGGGACCGATGTACTGCTCGACAACCGTCGTAGCGGCTTCGAGGTAGTCCATCAGCTCGGCGTCAGCAGTCGACCTGGAAATGTCCAGGTGCTGCTTGACGTCGTCAAGGGTTACGAGATCGACCATGACTCACCTAGTGAGGCGCTGGCGGGCTGGGCGGGCTGGGCTGTTGCGGTGGCGTCGGCGGTGCCGGCGGCCTCTCGTCAGGGCAGTTTCTCGTGATCATTTTGCAGCCGCTTTCTTGGCGGCAGGCGCCGCCGTCTTGTGCGCCTCGGCCGTCTTGGCGGCGGGCTTCTCCGCCGGCTTCTCAGCCGGCTTGGGCTCTGGCTTCGCCTCAGCCTTGGCGGCAGGCTCCGCCGTCTTGCGCGCGTCAGCTCGGCCGGTGTCGCGCGTCCGGCTCGACGTGTCCTCGCTGACCTCGTACTGGACGGTGATCGGCTCGAACAACTGCGGATACAGATCCAGCAGCTCATGCCCGGCGCGAACGCGGGTCACGCCTGCGGTAAGCAAGGTCGGTACGCCGTCGATCATCGCCATGGCGTTTTCCTTGCAAATGTAGATATCGCCCTTTGCCATGGTTGAAAACCTCTCTTATCGCAGCGGGGCGGGCATGGCCGTCGCCACACGGCGGTCGTCGCTGCGTAGCAGGTAGGACACCGAAACGATCTGCGTGGCGGCCGTGCTGGCAATGTTGAGACTGATCCAGCCCGTCGTAGAGGACAGCGCCTCCGACGGAACGGGGATCGCGATCAACATCTGGTTGACCGCGTTACCGGTCAGCGTGATGGTGGCAGCGTTCGTCTGGGACACAGCGGTCCAGACCTCGGAGCCAAGCAGGGACGGGGCTCCGGTCTTGGTGTAATAGTTGCTGATCGCAACGAGGTTGGTCGACGTGCCGGCGGCTGACAGCGTGTGCTGTTGGAGGGTCAGTACCGGGTCCTGGGTCGTCGTGCCGACGCCCTTGTTGACCAGGATCGTCACGTTCTCGACGCCCTGCATGTTCAAACGCTTGCCGGTAACGGCGCCGGAAAGCAGGTCCACGGGGGCCGAACCGATCGAGATATCGATGACTTCGCCGATTCCTATACCTGACATGACACTTTCCTTTACTGGGTTGGTGATCCAGGATCGGGGCGGCTCGCGATGAGCCACCCCGATCGTCCGGTCAGGAGGTCCGCTGCAGAACCTGGAAGGCGGCGTCGGCCAGGATCTTCGAGTTGTTGCGCCAGATCGCGTAGAGCCCGCGCTGGCCGGTCGGCATGCCGAGACCGGGAGCAGCAGCGACGTTGAAGATCTGCGGGATCAGCTCGACGCTCATGCCGAGCCGGTCCACGATCAGGAACTGGGAGAAGTCCCCGAAGATCATCCAGCGGTCGCCGACGTTGCCGGGGCCGGTGAGCATCGCCGACGCCTCGTAGGCCGGGTAACCCAGCAGCTCCGGGGGCTGCCCGAATCCAACGCGCTGCCAGAGCGCCGAGCCGCCGGTGGTGTCGAGCTGTCGGAGCAGGTTGTAGGTGCTCTTGTTGGCCAGGAAGGTGGCGCCCGGCCGGAAGCGCGGGTTCAACCCGGACTCCAGCGAGTAGACGTTGGCCATCAGCACCAGGGCGCCGGCGGTGCCGACGTTCTGCGAGCTGTTGAGCGTCTTGACCACACCGTTGGGCTGCACGCCGATGCCGGTGCCGTTGAGGAAGGAGGTTCCCTCTTCCACGTTCTTGGCGTCAGCCAGCAGACGGAACATCTCCGACTGCAGGCCGGTCCAGTCCTGGTCGACCTCGTACGAGAAGGGCACGAAGCCCTGGACGCGAGTCGGGGTCAGGGTCGGCTGTGCCAGGGCCGGCGAGTTGTCGGTGGCCGCTGCGGCTTCAGCAGCACGGCTGACCGTGATGCCGGCTGAGGTGACGCCCTGCCACTGCTGGCCGGTGATCGTCTCGATGCGGGCGACCTGACGGATCGGGCTGAGCACGGCGGTCGAGGTGAGGATCACCGTCGGGTCGAGGGTGAACGGCACCGCGAACGCGCCGGACGCGCCGGCACCCATCGCCAGGGCGCGTTGTTCCTCGCTGGTCAGCGTGTTGGTGCTGAGCGCCAGGCACGCCTTGCCGAACGCGCGCTGATAGGTCGGCGAGCCGGTGACGATGATCCGCCGGGCGAACGTGCCCTGCTCATCGTCAACGAAGTCCAGCAGGTACTGGATCCGGTCGGCGGCCTCAGAGTGCTTGACGCCCCGGCCAGGGAATCGGGTCTGCTCAACGATCCGCAGAGCAGCGTCCCGCATCAGCGACGGGACCTCGTCAATGCTGCGGGCCTGCTGCCGGATCGCGGCCAGGTCGTAGATGTTGTCCGGGCGGCGAACGACGTTCGGCACCTGCGGGGTGACCTGCTCGCCGGCCTGGCGGGCAGCCATGTCAGCAAGGCGGGCCTTGCGGCGCTGGTCAGCGGCAATCGCCGTCTCGTTGCCGTCGAACTCGGTGTTAAGCGAGTCCCACTCGGTCTGGGTCTCACCCGGCAGGGTGGCCCCGTTGAATTCGTTGTCGATCTCCTGCAGGCGTACGCGGATCTCCGACTGGCGAGCTTCGCGCTCCTCCGAGGTCAGAGGGTCGAGGTCAGGCATGGGGGTTGGTCCTTCCGGGCGCGGTGACGACGAATCGACCCGGGCTGCACGCGCAGGGGGTCGCTTGATTGCCTCGGAGTGCCGTTCGGCCGGTGCGTCCTCGGAGTGCTCGGTGAGCGAGTCCAGGCTCGACGCCGGGGTCGGCGGGTCGTCGGATACTGCGACGGCAACAGGGGCGGTGATGGTCGCGGGCTCGGGTTCCGAGGTGCGAAGCGTCACCGTTTCGATGGTGCCGGTGGCGCCGGCGGCGGCGTCGGGGATCGCGGGTTCGGCAGATACCGGAGTGCGAATCTCTTTCGTGCGCGCTAGCGCCTGGTCATAGAGTACCGGGTCGCGCCGGCGAAGGCGCTCATAGAAATCGTCGGTGCTGGACCGGAGGCTACCGGCCGAGCGCAGACCGGCGTCAGCAGCCGGGTTGGCGGGGAACGCGGTCGGCCCGAACTCGATCAGCCGAACCTCCCGGATGGTGCGCTGCGGGAGATCAGTCCACTTGTCATTGCCCGGGTCCTCCCAGGTGTCGGCTTCCGGGTCCTCGACCCAGTCATCGGCCATCACGTTGAACCGGAACGACTGCCCGTAGGCGCCAGCGCGGAGACCGCTCACGATGATCTGCGGCACGCCCTCGAACAACGGCACCTCGGCGTACGGGCCGGTGGCGTCTTCCTGCAGCATTTCGGGCAGGCCCAGCGGCCGGTCGCCCATCCCCGGGTCGAACCCGTGATCGAGCAGCACGCGCACCGGCGACTGGTTCGAGCGGTTGTTGATCGTCCGCTTGAACGCGCCTGGCGCGATCCGCTCGATGAACTTGCCCTCCCAGAATGAGTTGATCTCGTACCAGTCGTTGAACGTGGAGAAATGCCCCGTCATGGTGCCGGGGCTGTTGTCCGGGTTCGCGTCGGCGACAGCAGCCCGCAGCTCGGCCACCAGTGCGGCGTCGCGGCAGACCTCGATACCGTCGAGCCTGGCCGGCGGCGAGTCGCGGAAAGTCGGGATAGCGGTCATGGTTTAGCCCCTCCTACTGGTAGCTGGGGTGGTTGAGCTGGCCCGGTGGGAGGCGCGACGGGTGGTGCGTTGGGGTCGACGGGTGGCTGGAGCTGCACGCTGGTCAGCCCGGTATGGACCAACAGCGTCCAGTCGCTGGCCAGCACGGCTTTGACTGCTGAGTCGGCGGTGAACCCGCCATTGACGAGCTGGGTGATCGTGACCGCCTGCGAGGACTGGATCACGGCGGCGTCCTTGGCGTCCTCGCGCAGAAACGGGATCCCGGTCGTGTCGTACCAGAGGTTGGCGCCGTTCGGCGGGAAGAGGATCGGCTCCAGCGACGCGGCGGCGTTCGACCACAGGTGCTGCATGGTCCCGTCACCGAAGCGACGTCGAGCGGAGGCGAAGTTGCCGGCGTTGAGCGCGCTGCCCTGCAGCCCCTCGGAGAAGCCGACCCAGCTCGGCGGTACGCCGGCGGCGGCGGCCAGCCGGGATTCGCCCTTGCCCTGGGTGGCGGAGAAGTCCAGCTCTTTGAAGTCCTTGCCGATGACCTCGACGTCGGCGCCGCCGCCGAGATAGAGGGTCTTGTAGGCGTTCCAGACGCCCTGGTGCTCCTCTTCCATCAGCGATTTGAACTGCCGTACCTGGTCGATCGTCATGGACGGGTCGAACTTGATCGACAGGTTGGGGGTAGCGGCGTTCTGCATGAACTTCCGCTTGTGCAGAACCATGCCGTCATCAGCGGCGGCTTCGGCGATCACCGGGGTGATCCAGCTCATCCCGAGAAAGTTGTTGTTCGGGTCGGGGATCGGCGCGTAGTGCGCGACCTCGTTGGGCAGCAGGAAGACTGCCCGATCGGTCTCCCTCTTGTTGCCGCCCGCCCAGTAGATGTAGCCAGCCACCTCGACGTCGCCGGCTTCGCTCGGGTGATCCTCGTCCTCTTGCGAGCCCATGACGATCGTCACCCACTCGGGGCGTAGCCGGTTGAGTCGGTCGACCTTGGTCGGGCCGAGACCGCGCCGAACGCGCCGGGTGTAGGAGTTGCCGGCCTGGCTGACGTCGACCTCCATCCGGGCCAGTAGATCGCCAGTGACGCCGCCGGCCCAGGGCCGTTCGAGGATCCCCAGCTCGGGACTGCCGAACAGGTCGGTGGGCCGGCCGCTCCTGAACCGGGTCCACTGGAAGCGCGCCTGGCTGAAAACCTGCATCCGGGCCATGACGAGCGCGAACACCGGCCCGTTGGAGTGGTACGCCTGCGAGCTGGTCCGGATGATCGACTCTTCATCCTGGTTGCCCCAGGTCGTGTTGAGCAGCGGGTACGAGCTGCCCGCAAACGAGAACATGTCGACCCAGTCCTGGAACCCCAGAGAAGGGTCGGTCCGTCCCTCGGTGCGGCCGATCAGTGATTCCCAGACCTTCATGGGCGCTTCACCGGCCTAGTGGCGCGTTCGAGCGAGCCGATGCCGGCGGCGCCGAGCAGTAGGCCGGCCACGATGAACCCGGCCCAGTACGCGAGCAGACCCGCACCGATGACGAGACACGCGGCAGCGCAGAGCAACAGCACGAGCGCGTACCAAGTCATTAGCCCTCCCCGTAGATGAAGAACGGATCCTTCGGTGGTTCTTCGGCTTCCAGCACGGCCAGGCGCCCGTCGATCGACATAAGCAGCGTCACCATGCCGTCGATCCGCTTCCCGGTCTTGCCGCGATCCGGCTTCACCGGTCGTACCCGGTCGCCGTCGTCGCGGGGTGATTTCGCCTCCAAGCTGTCCGCCATCCATGTCGAGACGGGGTTGCCGCCGTGGGCCAGCTCCTGGGATTTGAGTAGCCGGGAAAGTTCCTTCATCGGCAGCGTCATGCGGTCGAACGTCGTGGCGGACTCATTCATCTCCAGCCCGGTCCGTTTCTGGATCTCTTGCCGGACGGGCTCGCCGGACCACCGGTCGTAGACGATGCCGGCGATCGAGTAGCGCGCGTGGTCGATCTCGATCGCCGAATAGATCAGGTCGTAATCGATCGTGTTGCCATCGGTCAGGGTGACCCAGCCGGCGTCGCACCACAGCGAGAACTTGCCGGCGGTGTGTTTGTCGAGCAGTGGCACGACCGACTCGGGTGCCCAGTACCGCCAGATCACGGTGCCGTCCTCGAACAACAGCGACCACGCGGTCAGGTCCAGCTTGGACGAGAGGTCGAGACCGGCCCAGCACTTGCGCCCTTCGAGCTGAGGGGCGAGCCAGTCGGGCTCGGGCGCGATGCCGAGATCGCCGATGTTGTCGTTCCACTCGGCGATCGACAACCAGCGGGTCGTCTGCTGCACCCATTGGCTGAGCCGGAACTGCCGGAACTTGTTCTCTTTGGTCCGGTCGTTCTTGGCTTCGACCGCTTCCTCCCGCAGTACCTGCAGGGACAGGAAGTCACCGAGCGCCGGGTTGCCCAGCTTCCAGTTGCGTTCGTTCCACGGGTCCGCGTCGGCCGGGACGTTGCGGATGTAAACGAACGTGTGGGGGTTCCGGCTCGGGTCCTCAGCGATCCGGATCATCTCGTCGTGCTCGGCCTTGGCGAACGATGAATCGTCGTCGCCGGGCGTCGTGACGCCGACCATGAGCGGCTGGGTGCGAGCGCCGAAGCCGGTTCGCAGCGCTGACCAGAGATCCCCGTTCGGCTGGGTGATGACCTCATCGAACGCGATCCCGTGCGGGTTCTGTCCGAGGTTGCCGGATGCGTCGGCGGCGATCACTTGATAGAACGACCCGGTTCGTTCGTCCACGATCCGCTTGCCTTGCTTGTAGATCGTCAACCGCTGAGACAGGATCGGCGACAGCTCCACCATCCGGCGCGCGACCTCGTAAACGATCGACGCTTGGTCCCTGTCTTTGGCGCACCCGTACAGCTCGGCGCCCTCTTCGCCGTCGGCGACCAGCAGAAACAGCATGATGCCGGCGAGCAGCTCGGATTTCCCGTTCTTGCGGCCCAGCTCGATCCACGCGATCCGGTACCGGCGGACGTACGTCTCCGACTCGGGGTCCCAGCGGATCGTCCCGAACAACGGCGCGACGATATCCCGTTTCTGCCACAACGCCAGCGCGAACGCTTTCCGCGCCCACCTGGCCTTGGTGTGGACGAGCACTTCGGCGAAGAACTTGACGACATGCGTGACGCGCGGCGCGCAGTGATGATCGCCGACCTTGCGACATGTCGTCCCGTCGAGCGCGTAGCCGCAAGGCGGTAGGCGCCGCTGTACCGCCTTCGAGGGGGTTCTAGTTGTCATCGCACACGCCCTGACGTGCGGACCCGGCAGGCGCTCACCGGCGACTGCTGGCGCGGGTCAGGACAGCAGTCGTGCGGCGCCGGCACCATGGCCCTTGCCGCCGCCCATGTGAATGTCGGAACGCCCGGACGGGGTCAGCCCGAACTCGCGCGCGTAGACCCGGATCGTGGCGGCGGCGTCGCGCTGCACCTGGACGGCGGGGTTGCGGACGGCGACCTGCCCGGTGCGCGCGTTGACCGTGACGAGCACGTTGGATTTCGCGAGCAGCCGGGATGCCTTGCGGTGGATCACCACGGCCTCGCAGTAGCAGACGAGTGCGTCACGGTCGGCGGGGCTGGCCAGCTTCATCGCGACGAGCTGGGTCAGGGTGTAGTCCCAGACGGCGCGCACTTCGGGGCTCATCTCCGCCGGCGGCTCGGGCTGCCCTTCGGGCGCGTCGGGTTCGTCGGTGTTGATCCGATCTTTCCGGTCGCCCTTCAGGATTCGCAGGTTGGTGGGTGCGCCTTTCGGTCCTCGTGCGCCCATGACTGCTCCCTCTCGTAGTTGTTCTGAGCCGTCACCGGTGCGGTTCTACCGGGTCGGCAGATCGAGGCGACACGTTCTATCGCAGGCGTGCCCCGACGCGGTAGAAACGTCAGGGGCCAGTTGACACTCTTGTTTACAGGGAGCCACGGTCCGTCACCCAAAATAGTTGCTTACTTCAGTGGTCGGGGGCTTGTTTTCTCTGGGCGGGCGCGTAACTTGAGTGGTGTAGTGCCCCGCAAGTTCAACCCCCACCCGAGGAGCCCGCCATGAACGCAACCCAGACACTCGCAGCCCAGCTCGCATCGCTCGCTGTCCTGCTCCCGGTCCTGGTGTGGTCCGGCCGGGCGTACGTCAAAGCTGTCTACGCCCCGCACCCGGACACCGACCCCACGTACCAGTGGGACGTCGAGCTGACCGCCGATGGCCGCTTCCTCGTCCACCCCGTCTCATGACCGCCACGATCGCGGCCCGCGATCTCGCCAAGGCGAGCACCGCCGACCTCATCGCGCAGTACGACAAAGCGGTCAGCAGCAACGCTGGCCGCTACACCAACACGTCACCCCGCCAGACGCGGATCAACCTGATCGTTGATCTGCTCGCCGGCCGCGCCGACAAAGACGACGCCCTGGCGATCGAGTGGCTCGCATCATGAACACCCGCTGGCCCGTCGTCGCGCGACACATCGACCGCGTCACTTGCGACCACGTCGAGTGCCACGCGCTGCGGGCTCTCGCACAGGAGGCCCACCGCCTCCACCGGTACGACCTCGTCAACACGGCTGAGCGCGAGCTGAGCCGCTGTCCAGAAAGGACTGACTCATGAACAACCCCGCCGACCTTTTCTGCGCCGAATGCGGCGCGCCCGCCACCCAGCGCGTGACCGTGCTGGTCGACGTCAACGGCGACCCCGACGCGGCCCGGCTCGACTCGCAGTCTTACTGCACTCTGCACGCGGCGACCGTCACCGAGGAACTTGCCCACGGCAACCCTCCGAACGCCGAGCTGGTCTCTGTGCTCGCGATCACCGAGGCGTGGTTGGCGCACCGAGAGGTCTGTGACAACTGTCGCAACCTGTGATCTCTCGTCACCCAAAATAGTCGCTTACTTTAGTGGCCCAGAGCTTGTCAGGTTTCTCGGACGCGCGTAACTTCAGAGTCAGTAAGCCCCGCAAGTTACCAGCTAGGGAGACCGAGATGAACACCACCACCGCCGCCAGCTTCACCGCCACCATCGTGTTCTGCGACTACAGCCAGAACCAGCAGTCCACCGTCTCCCGCGAATTCACCGACTACGCCAAGGCGATCCAGTGGATCAACATCCAGAAGTTCCAGGTGACCGAAGACCTGCTGAGCGCGACGATCGTTCCCACCCCCGCCGCCCCGACCGCCCTGCAGATCACGCTTGCTGAGCTGCAGGCCGAAGAGTCCGCTCGCGAGTTGGACAGCATGCTGGCCCGCGACTGGACCCAGCCCGAGACGCCCGCCGAGTGGGCCGAGCGCCTCAACCGCAAGCTAGCCCGGGGCGTCCGCCCCTGATCTCCCACCGGGGGCGGGTGAAACCGCCCCCAACGGGTCTATAGCTCAATGGCAGAGCAGGCCATCTATATGCGCTTGGCGCCGGTTCGATTCCGGCTAGATCCACCGAGACCGCCAACCGGGCGGTCAGAAGGGAAAGTCATGACAGGCACGACCCTGCGCACTCGCACTCACCAACAGCGAATCGAGCAGATCCGCCGACTGGTCGCTGAGCATCACGTCCCCGTGACCGGCCAGAACCTGCACGAAGATTTCGTCCTCGACAACATCGCCAGCGTGCTCGGCGGCGGCGAGGCTACGATCTCCCACCCCCACTACGTCGCATGCCTGGAATACCTGGCCCGCCGGCCGATCTACCGCGCCGATCGTTCGTCGCTAACGACAGTGTCGAATCTGATCCTGCGGATCCGCCGCGAGCATGACAAGGCATTCAGCTACGACGCCGGCTATGACGGCGGCGAGTTCTCTGGCCCAGCTCATCAGCGAGCTGAGACCCGGGAGATCGAGGTCGCGGTGGCCAGCAACGGCTGGACCTGGCAAGCGCTAGAGGATGAGCTACGCGCCCGCACGACTGCGCGCTGGGCTCACTACGTACTGATGGGCTGGTTCTGATGGCTGAGAGCGAGCCCCTGTGGGGCCTGTTGTTCGACGGTAAGGAACTGGCCGCCGCTGGCCCGATGGTCATGACGCGCCACAGCGACGCGCCCGCCGATTACAGCATGATGATCCGCCGCGACGGCGAGACCATCACCCTGCCCGGGTCGTTCCGGCTGCGCTTCATCGCGACCGAGATCCCGTCTCTCAACTAGGAGGAACCAACCATGTCCGAAGTCACCTTCGCCGACGTCCTCACGTACGTCGCCACAACCGCAACCTTCGATGAGATCAAGGCGCTGTTTGCCGCCGGCAACGCGCGGGGCAAAGCGCTCCATGCTGCTGACGCCGCCGTCACTGCCGGGCTGCTGAAAGCCGGCGACCGGGTCGAGCTGGCCGGCGTCCGGCCCGCGTACCTCAACGGGCTCACCGGGACGTTCGTTCGTCTGGACACCGCGAATCGTGCTCGCACGACCGCCAAGCAGCGCGCCACGGTCAAGCTGGATGAGGCAAGCGCCTTCAAGGCTGGCCGCTACGTGAACGGCAGTCGCGAGATCGCCGGGATCCCCGTCAGCGCTCTCAAGATCGTCGCCTGACACGCGCCCGCGTGACTCTTCATGTGTCTGTGTGCCCAGCGGGTCAGGACCCGGCAGATCGTCGCCGGTGACTCGGCCCGTCTGGGCGACGGATCGTCACCCGAAATAGTTGCTCCCGGTTCGCGCCCAGCCCTTGTTTCCCCGCCGGGCGCGCGTAACTTGAGAGGTGTAGTACCCCGCAAGTTTACTCAGAGGAGACCGAGATGACCACCACCCCGACCGCCGTCCTCACCGCCTACTTCCACTCGGGGTTTGGCGAGAGCAGCCCGATCTTCGCCGACCTCAAAGTCGAATTCGGCACCGACGAAACCGCCGCCCGCGAGCTGGCCGCGAAACTCCCCAAGAGCTACGGGGCCAGCGTTCACACCGTCGGCCGCTACTCCGGTGGGACCAGCACCTACTACCTCGCAGTCCACGCCAACCTGTTCCCGACCGAGGGCAACGACCGCAACGAAACCGGCATCCGCCGCCTCATCAACGCCGAGCGCAAGCTCACCGCGCTGGGCGTCGAGATCGCCTTCGGCAACCCCGCCGACCGCACGATCAACGCCTACCGCACCCGCGAGCAGTTCAACGCCGCGATCGCCTGACCTGAGCGGGCGGGTCTCCCCCGAGACTCGCCCAACTGAGGGCCACGATCCATCACCCAAAATAGTTGCCGCGATCAAGCGCCCAGCCCTTGTTTTCCCGCTGGGGGCGCGTAACTTAAGAGGTGTAGTACCCCGCAAGTTCAACCCCAAGGGAGCCGATCATGATCACTCGCACCGTCGCCACCGTCGTCGCCACCCCGGCCACCGAACTCCAGTTCGCCGTCGAGGGCTTCACCACCGAACTCGCCACCGACCTGCTCCCCCTGCTCGTTGCGTCAGCGCAAGTTGACGGCACCGACGTCAGCGAAGCCCGCGAGTCGTTCCTCTCCACCCTGCGCGACGCGCTGACCACCGCCCACCAGCTCTCCCACGAATTCGACAACTGACCAGACAGCAGTTGAGCGAGTCCGCCCCGACTCGCTGAATCGGTTGCCTGACCACCCCGGCCAGACCCGAACCCCGAAAGGAAAGTCATGTCGCACCAGCTAGAACGCAACGGCACCGAGGTCGCCTTTGTCGACAACCGGAACGATGCTTGGCACCAGCTCAACAACCTGCCGGCCGAGTATCAGGGCAAGAAAATCAGCGCGGAGGTAGCGCTGGAGGCCGGCCACCTCGCCGACTGGAACGTCCGCAAGGTTCCCGCGTATGCCCTGCTCGACGGCGGCGAGTACGTCGCGATGCCCGGTCAATTCGCCACCGTTCGCGACAACCCCTGGACGCCAGGCCAAGTCGATCTGCTCGGCAGTGTCGGCAGCGCCTACGTGCCCGTCCAGAACGAAAGCAACATCGACGTCCTGAATGCCGTTATCGATGAGACGGGCGCCACGATCGAGACCGCCGGCTCGCTGCGCGACGGCAAGAACGTGTTCGTCACGATGAAACTCCCCGACACGATGAGCGTGGGCGGCGTCGACAAGGTCGATCTCTACATCGCCGGTCTCAACAGCCACGATGGGACGTCCGCGTACAACATCCTCGTCTCGCCGGTCCGCGTCGTCTGCGCCAACACCCAGAGCTATGCGCTCCGCAACTTCGAGGCGAAACACCCGATCCGCCACACATCCAGCGCGACCAAGAAAATCGAGCTGGTCCGCCAGTCGCTCGGGCTCGCGTTCAAGTACGCCGAGGAGCTGCAGGTCGAGGCAGACAAGATGATCGACACCGCGCAGACCGAGGCCCAGTTCCTGGAGATCGTCAACCAGATCTGGACCCCCGACGACGAGCCCAGCAAGCGGGCCGTCACCGTCGCTGCCGAGCGCACCGCAAAGCTGGTCGACCTGTTCTCAGTCGCCCCCACCCAGGCGAACATCAGGGGCACCCGCTGGGCCGGTCTGCAGGCAGTCACCGAGTACATGGACCATTTCGCGCCCGTCCACAGTGGCCAGCGCGACGAAGCCACCCAGCGCGCCGAGCGCGTCCTGGTCGGCTCCACCGCCGCCAGCAAGTCGACCCGCCAAAAGGCGTTCGACCTCTTCTCCGTCAACTGACCGAAAGCGGATCACCCCCGCCCCACCAGGCAGGGGTGATCCGGCACCACCCCACCAACCCCGAAAGGAACACGTCATGAACGACACATCCAACCCGACTGTCTGGGTCTCGATCGCCGAGCTACAGGCCGCCGTGTATGAGGTCGAGGCCGGTCGCAACGGCGACGTCAACGATCTCGTGAGGCTGCGCCACGCGCTGAATCTGGCGCTGGCCCGCTGGCCCGAAGTCAACCCCTACCCGCCCGTCTGGCACGTCGCACAGGCTCACGTTGACGATCACAGCCGGCCCGAAGTGCTGCTGCACCTTGAGCACTGCCCGCACTTCTACACCGACGCGGAGCGGGCTGCTGAAAGCATCCGAGACCCCGACGTCCGCCAGACGACCGCTGGGGAACGCGCGCTCACACTCGACGGCGCCGGCCGTACATGGCGCCACTGTCAGCACTGCGACGCGAAAGCCGCGAAGGGCGAATCCTGGCCGGATTGGAACGCGGCATCGTGATCACCGTCGGGATCGTCGGCGACTACAACAACGACCATCACTATGAGCGCACCGTCGCGGTCGCCGGCCCCACCGCTGAGGAACGCAACGATCTCGGCGAGTGGTGGTGGGACGTTGTGTATCCCGAGACAGGTGACAACCAGACAGAGCGGGGCGTCGAGGGCATACACACATGCACGATCCTCGCTGCCGACCCGCCAGACAACGACCTCGTGGGCGTCACGTACGACCTAGGCGGCTGAGCAGTGAGAATCACCGAGGCCCGGAAGCGCGCGACCGCCACGGGGCGGCACGGGTACTTCCGGGCCAGCGCCACCGAGATGTATGCGCGTTGCCCGGAGTGCCGGGTCAACGTCACCACGACCGTGTTCGCCTGGGCGAGCGAATCCGAAAAGTCCAAGGCCCGTAAGCAGTCAATGATCGAGCACCTGATGGAGGAGCACTGATGATGAGCACCGCAATCGACACGAGACAAGCGCCCCTGTGGGTACGGACAGCGAGGCGCCCATGGAAGCCGCCGCGACTGTCGCCCGACGGGAAGCCGTTCGAGCCGGAAGGGTTCCACCCGGGCGCGACAGTGACATGGCGGCAGCTCGTTGCCGGCGACTGGGCCGAGCGTTCCGGGCAAGTCTGGTCGGACGGCTGGCTGCCCAAATCAGTCTGGGTGATCCCCTTCGAGCCACTCGCCGGCGAGCACGCGGTGCTCGTGCAGCAAGAGCGGTACGGCCGATACGAACGCAGCACCTGGGGCGACGACAACGCCGCCACATTCAAGGCGAACACCGAGAGGAACCACTGACATGTCCGCTGATCGCACGTCGACGTTCAACCACCCGTACCAATTGCGGGGCCGGCAGTTCAAGACGCGCACCTACAAGACCGAGGCCGCCATGGATGCGGCTGCGGCCAAGGCACTCGCCGACAGCTACTGGCCCAACACCGGCTGGCCGGTGGCTGCGCGGGCTGCGGGAATTCCAGCCGAAGGGGATGCCCCACGACTGGTACGAGATCAAGACGTACTACCCGGAAGCCGAGAGGGTGTGGTGACGATGAACCAGCGCGAGCAACTACTGGCCGCGTATAACGCATGGCAGATCGAGCGGGCCTCGCTGTCCGAGCGCGAGAACAACCAGAGGGACCCGGACGGCCCGGTCAGCTCGGACGAGTGGCACGCCAGCGACGACGCGGGGATCGACCTGCTGCACAGCTTCGCGGCGTTCGATTGGAACGTCTTGCCGGCCGAGCGCCCCGATCACTGGGCCGAGGACAGGGAGTTTCCCGTCGCCGACTGGCGAGCCGAGGTCGCCGATGACAACACCCGCCAGAGCTACGTCGACTGGGTAGCGAGCCAGCGGGGTGAGCTGGCTGACAACGTCCTGGCCGAGCCGGCGCCGTTACCGCCGAACTGGCAGGTAGCAGATCTGCATGACCCGGACTCACCGGATCTGGCCGACAACATCCTGGCCGTGAGCGACGACGTCGACCCGTTCGCCTACGCCGAACACACCGAGGACGCGAACGCGGGTAGCGACGATGACCAAGCAGAGCCATACGCCAGCGATGAGCCGATCGAGGGCGGTTATCGGTGAACGCGACCCCGTCACGGGTTAACGTGGGAGGTATGACTACTCCCACGTTTCTCCCGCTACGGGAAATCGCTGAGCTGATCGGCGTCGAGTACCGCACGATCCGCAACTACCACCAAATGGCTGAGCGCCGGCGCCGCGAGAGCGAGTCGAGCGGCGTCGACGTCACGCGACCCGGCGATTTCCCGAAACCCGATGACACATTCAGTCGGACGCCCGTCTGGAAGGTCTCGACGGTACGCGCCTGGGAGAAGCGCCGGCCCGGTCGCGGCGTGGGTGGCGGCCGGCCACCTAAGAAAGATGCTGGCTGACACCGCCTGACCCCTACCGGGTCCGATCGAGCGCCCTAAGCAGTCACTAGCGCTCGATACCCACCGAAAACCCACTGTCAACGGGCTCTTGACACCGCCAGAGGCATGCGCGAATCTTAGAGGGCAACACACCCACCAAGTTAGGAGCCCGCCATGAGCCGCAAGCTAGGTCCCGTCGAAACCCCCGAGTATGGCGCGATGGTGCGTCGCATGGTCCGCGCGTACGGCAAGCGCGTTGGCAACGCCGACGACGTCGACCTGAGCCAAATGCTCGCCCTGCGCGATGAGGTCGAGGCAGCGATTGCCACCGCCGTGACCCTGCAGCGCACCGAGTGGAACCGCTCATGGGCCGAGATCGGCCGTGGGCTCGGCATCACCCGCCAAGCAGCCCAGCAGCGTTACGGGCGCACCCAGAACGAAGAGGAGCAGGCATCGTGACCGACTGCACCGGCAGCGGGCGACCGTGGGGCTCGGGGACGGGCGCCCCGATCTGCCCCGTCTGCCACCGAGGACCCAACGCACTACAGACCAAGCGGCCCGTGCGCCGCAAAGGCCACTGGTCCGGCATCGTGCCGGCCCACGAACACAGGGAAGGATCGCTGAGGAAATGAACGACACAGTGAACTGCCTGGGCTACGCCGGCGGCGCCTGCTCGGGTCCCATCGAATACCGCATGCCGCTATCTGGCACTGGGGAATCGTTCCCGCGCTGCGACAAACACTGGGCCGCGCGCCTCGAACTGGAGCAGGAACTGCGCGAGCGCTACCCGGCGACGCCACCGGCCGACTGGTCCCCGCTCGACGCCGGCGAGCACTGGAATGAAGAGGACTACTGAGATGAGGGCATATCCGATGTGGCCAGGGGTCCCGGCCGCCGGCCACGTCACATCAGGCGGCGCCTGGCACCCGGGCGCAATCAGCTCGTGCAGCAAGTGCGACCGCCACGACTACGAGCCGGGCGACGTCACGCACCCGATGCACACCGACCCCAACTGCCGGCACTGCGGAGAGGCGAAACACTCATGAGCTACGAACTCGGCAACGCCGTCGCCCGCGTCGTCGCAGAACACACCGGCCTGGAAGAGGGCTCGATCGTCGGGCTGCACATCACCGGCGATCTGGTCTGGGTCGTTTACGGCGTTCGCACCGGCCCCGGCCCCGAAGACATTCAGCGACGCACCCGAGCACTTGACCCCGTCACTGGCGCCACCGTCAGCGACGATTTTGGAGAGATGACATGAGCGACTGGCACGAAAACCCACCACCACGGCACCGCGTACCGATCCCGGTCGAGACCCTCGAACACGTCGACGGCGTGCAGTGGCTCGACGCGCCGGTGCCGCCCCGCCAGCATGACTGCTGGGCGCAGACCAAGGCATTCGACGTGTTCGGCATGTTGATCGCCGAGCGCTGCGCCTGTGGTGCAATCCGACTGTGCGACAACCCGTATCGCGAGCACCCGTGGCTCGAACGGAACTCGCGCGACGACGCCGAGCGACGTCATACCCCACCGCGCGGCCGGCTCGCCGCCTGGCTGTCCCGGCGGAGCCGGCGATGAGAGCCAAGCTGGAGCGAGATTTCGACGGCGGCGCCATCGTCATCACGACCCGGCGCCGCTGGTATCGAGCCGGCGCCTGGTTCGGCATTGCGCCCGGTCACCACAAGGGACTGTGGCACACACCCGGCCGAGTGCATGGCTGGAATCTGCGGGTCGGGTCGCTGCACAAGTGCCTCACTCTGCTCGGTCACACGCGGCCCCGCGATGACAGGTATGACCGATGATGCCGCCCGAAGAACTGCGCGTGCTGACCGTGCGCCAGCCCCACGCCAGCGCGATCGTGCTCGGGCACAAAGACGTCGAGAACCGCACATGGCAATGCCCGGTGCGTAGCGTCATCGCCATCCATGCCGGCAAGTCGCCCAGCGAGATCGCGCTGGCCATGCCGCTGCTGCTGCCCGACCCGCTACCGACCGGCGCCATCATCGGCGTGGTTCGCGTCGCCGACTGCCTGCCCGGCACGTCGACCAGCCCGTGGGCGATCCCCGGGCACTGGCACTGGGTGCTCGCCGACCCCCGGCTACTGAAAGTGCCGGTCGCCTTCACGGGGCGCCAGGCCCTCATCCACGCACCGGCCGACGTCGCTCGCGCCGTGCTGGACCAGCTTTGACGGGAACCCGCTCCCTTTGCGTGCCCGACGCTCCCCTCCCTGGAGGGGAGCGTCTCCCCTGTGTGTTCGTATCTGTCAGCCTTCCGACGCGGCAGGGGGCAACGTCGAGCGTCCCAGCGGCACGTACTCGAACGACCTCACCGAGAGCCGGCGGGGGCTGAGGTTCCCGCGTCGCAGACTGGAGCGGGTTGTCGTCATCAACTGCCGAAGGTTCTTCGACGTCGAGCGCCAGCGCGGCGAGCGGGTGCAGTAGGCGATCACCGCCGGGTGCGCCACCACGTACCGATAGCGGAACCCCTGATCGGCCAGGCGCTCCCCGACCCAGTCATTCATCCGCATGCCCAGACCGAGGCCCTGGAAGTCAGGCAGCACCACCAGCCGGTGCGCCATCTTGATCGTGCTCGTGTGCGGGTGCTGGAAATGCTTGTAGGCCGTGAACGCCACCAGCCGGCCGTCGATCCAGCCGCCGTAGCACGTCGCCGAACTGATCAGCTCGGCGCTCAAATAGTGATGACGGCGGAACATCTGCCAGGCAGCTTTGCCCACCGGGGCAATGGCAAGCTCGACTGGAGGGTGGGGTTGAACCGACCTCCAGTTGAATTCGCCGGTCGCCAGATCCAGCACCCAATCGGGCTGCAGCCAGTCGTGAACGTCGTAATGGCACGTCACCGCGACGAACCGCTGGCCGTTGCGGCGGACCGTTTTCTGCAGGGCATGCGAGGCGACCTGCGCGACCTGGCGATCCACGACCGAGGTGAACTCGTCCACGACCGTGACGCCGTCGACCGGCTCGGACAGCAGGCGCGCCATGTCGGCGCGGAACTGCTCGCCGTTGCTCAACGTCCGGTACGGCCGGCACCAGCTCGGCGGTGAGGACAGCCCCACGGCGGACAGCGCGCCGGTCACGTCTTTGATGCCCATCTGCTCGGGGAAGCCGTCAACGATCGCGGAATCCGCCGGCCAGGGCTTCATCTCGCGCATCTGCTCGGGCCAGCGCTCCCGGGCGATGGTCGTCTTGCCCGATCCGGACGGGCCGACGATCATGCCGACCTGCCACGGTTGCGCATCGAGCGGCAGCGACACGTCCCAACTGAGGTCGGCCCGGTCAGCCAGCGGCACATCGAACATCGCCGAGAGCTGCAGCACCCGGCCGGATCGCTGCACCGGCGTGGAGACTGAGACCTTGACCCGGTCGCCGCTCATGTCCCCACCTTCAGGTCGGTACCGTCCCAGACGAACTCGCCGGCCTCGCCGACCGGGAAGTGAGCCCTGCAGCCGACGCAGAACGTCCCGCCATAGAAGGACGGATCGCGGGCGTACGTCTCGGCGATCGCCCGGCCCATCGTCGTGACCGTGCCACATGGCAAGTGCCGGTATCGGGTGCGGACAGGTCGCACGAAACCCTTGGCGCGCTCGTCGTCCGACAGCACCAGATATTTCTCCTGCATGCCGTCCGGCTCGATCTTGCGCAGGCCCGGATCGTTGCGATCGTCTGTCGTGCTCACACTGCCCACCAGCCCCCGATGGATCCGACCATGACGACGATCACGCCGGCCAGGAATCCGAGCAGCCCGAAGTACGCCTCGTCCCAGCCCTTCATGCGAACGTGACGGCGTCGCCGTCGCCGTCGACCAGCTTGGCGAGATCGTCCCAGCTCAACTTGAACCGGCCCTTCACTCCCCAGCCGGCGCCCCACGAATTGGTGCCGAGCACGTACTTGCCTTTGACGTTGACGCCATTCAGCTCGACCTCATGGCCGCCGACCTCAGCGCCGGTCGCGTGGATGAAACCGGCCGGATCGGTGAACATCATGCCATTGAGCCAGCGAACGCCGATCCCCACCGGGCCGACGTGCGAGATCGTGTCGATGATCTGCTGATGGCCGAAACACCAGCGGTAGCCGGTGATCAGGTTCACGGACAGCAGGTACTTGCAGGCGCCGAGCGCGGAGGTGCCGTCGTAGTTGGCGCCGGGCCACTCGTCAAAGTCCTGTGCGTGCCGGTAGATATCCAGCGCATTGAGGCCGGCGCGCTGAGCCGGCGACAGGTGAGCCGTGAACGGGGTCGTTGTCAGTAGCCCCTTCATTGTTTGCCCAACGCAACTACTGGTCTGACCCTGATCGAATGGCGCCGGCCGGCGCCAGGTCCGGTTGCGCAGGGGCTGATCGGTCGCCAGCGTGACCGGGTAGTCCCGTGAGCGGGGGTCGTGCTGGATCACCGACCGGCCCATGTAGCTCGGGGAAACAATCTGGATGCTGGTCATCGTGCGCCGCCCTTCCAGCCGGTGTCGTTGACCGGCATGCCGTGCGAGTCGAGCAGCCGGGGCCAGCCGGGCTGTTCCGGGCCGTCAATGTTCGAGTAGAGCCGCTTGGTCCGGCGCGCCCCGCAACTGCACTGGTAGTAGGCGTGAAGGTCGGCCTGCCAATTGGGGTCGCTGTGGAAATGCGGCCAGCGCCACCTCATCGGACCATCGCCCGGACGTCGAGCCCTTCCGCGTCGAGCTTCTCCAAGAGATCGAGCTGTTGCGCCTCATCCCGGCAAGTGATGATCACACCCCAGACCGGGTCCTCCTCGTCGTCGCCGCCCTCGTCCACGGACTGATCCCCGACCAGCTTGGCGAGATCCTCCTCGCTGTAGCCGGTCGCGGTGAGATCGTCCATGCCGCCGAGCATTTCGGCCAGCATCTCCGGGTCCCGCTTCGCCAGCTCGGCGATGCGATTGTCGGCAGCAACGATCCCGACCGCCTCTTCCTGGTCGACGTCGATCAGCGTCCGGGCGATATCCGGCCAGCCTTCCTGCCGGGCCGCCTGCCAGGTGTGGTTGCCGGCCAGGATCTCATTCGGCCGGCCAGTCAACGTGCCGATGTTGACCGTGATCGGCTTGTACTGGCCGAACCGGCGCAGGCTCCGCCGGATCAACGCGACGTCGCCCACGTTCGGGTTGCCCTTGAACTGACGCAGCTCCTCGATCGGCACCACCAGCTCGGCGAGCTGGGTATGGATCCGTGGCCGGGTCTCGGACGCCTCGGTCACCTCGGTCGCCTTCCGCGCGTTCACGGGTGCGCCGGCTTGTCGCTCGGTTCGAGCCGGGCCGCCTGACAGGTCGTGCAGGTCGCCGGGTCATGCTCGCTGACCGGCGCCGCCGGCAGATAGCCGCCCTTGGCTCGATCAGCCGCGATCTGCTCGGCCATGCCGGGGACCTTCGCCAGCTCAATGTCACCGGCGAACGCGAACGCCAGGATGCCGACCTTCTCGAACGACTCAGCCATGGCGTCGAGCGCCTGCCGGCTCGCCGCCGCCAGGTCACTACCGACGTTGCCGATCAGCAGCACGTCACCCGGCTTGATCAGTACGACGCGCGTCCCGCCCTGGCTGGGACGGCGGGTCGATGGGAGCGGGCTCACGACTCGCTCCGCTCGGGCCAGTGCCAGGTGCCGGCGGCTCGCCACTCCTCGTCGTTCTCCACGGCTCGGTCGTAGCGCTGGCCGGACACGCCGATGGTCGGGTTGAACACGACCACCCCGACGACGTCGCTGCCGTCCGCCTCCACGATGATCGCAGCCCGGCAGTCACCGCCGGCAGGTAGCTGCCCCGGGTTGCCGCGACTCACGTAATGCACGATCCGACCAACGCTCGGCTTCATTTCTTCCTCGTCTCGGTGATCGGGATCACGATCTGCCGCGTGACCGCCGCGCCGGCTTTCGGGTCGGCGACCGTGGCGATCACGCGCTTGTCCGCGACGTGCAGCGACAACACATCGGGCGGGTTGAGCCCGAGCGCGCGGCAGAACTGCTTGATCTCGAACACCGAGATCTCGTAACCCTTGGTGGGTGTGGGTCGTACAGCGACAGCCATGGTGGTGGCCCTTTCCAGGGTAGGTGACTCTCAGTTACTCGAAATCGGGAAACGTGTCGGGCGGTGTTTACTGCTGAGAGGGGTCATAGCGGCGCGTCTCGGTGGATCCGTCCGGACCCCCACCCCCCGCTACCCGCAGCGACCTGCCAGGTCGGGCCGGTCGGCGTGCGCTGGGGTTCAGGGCAGCGCTTCCGACCCGGCAGATCACTGCCGACCTCGGGTATTGCGGTTCTCGTTCTCGTGTTCGGGTCCTTTGTAGATTCGGGGATCGGCCGGATCGTGACCGAGATCCCACGCTTGACCGGGCTCGATCAGCTCGTCGCATCGCCAGCAGTGCGCGAGACCTGCTGCGACCTGCTCGGCTACCTGTGCGCGCAGTCGCTGATGCGGCGTGCCGTAGCCACGCTGACTGGTGGTGCCTTTGCGCGCTGCACACACACCACACCGCTGACCCACTGGGTGCTTGGTCGTGCAGCGGGGGCAGATCGTGAGCGGGCGTGTGGGCATGGGACTCAGCGCAGGTAGCGGCCACATGAGGGCCAGGGTGAGGCGCCACGCTGGGCGTACAGGGCTTTGGCCCTGGCGAGCTGCTCGGATGCTGAGGCCGCTGCCGGGTCACCGCTACCGCCGACGCTGCGCCAGGTGCGGGTGTCGAACTGGAACAGCCCCCGATAGGTGCCTGATGGGTTGACTGCCCGGGGGTTGCCACCGCTCTCGCAGCGGGCGACCTGTGCCCATGCGCCTGACAGTGTGACGCGGCTACTGGTACGTGATGGCCGGGTGGTGCGTGACCGGGTGGTGCGTGACCGGGTGGCCGGGTGGTAGGCCCGTGCTGCCGGTGTCGGTGGGTAGTAGCGGCGCTCGATCGAGCTGACGCCGGTGAGGTCGAGGTGTTGACCGATGAGGATCAGGTCAGGGTTGGCGAGGTGGTTGGTGATGGCCAACAGGTGCCAGTCGACACCTCGTGCGGCGCCCAGCCCGGACAGTGTGTCGCCCGGCTTGACGGTGTAGGCATCAGCGCTGATGGCGCCGGCTACTGCGAGACCGGTGCCTAGGAGGGTTGCGAGTAGAGCTCTGACCGCATAGCGCGAGCGAGGCTTGGCATGACGGGCATGAGACATGGGTGGGTCAGCTCCTCTGAGCTGCTAGGTCAATGGCGTTGCACGCGCGCCGCATCTGGCGGTGCTCGCTGGTTCTGCTTGGCCCAAAGGGTTCTCCTGATCAGATACGTGGTGGGTGCAGGCGTGGCATGTACGGATAGCCGCCCAGGCGCCCGACGGTGCTGTAGGGCCAGTCGCTGGTCCACTCGTTGACCTCGTCAACGATGACGTGGTTGAGGTGCCACCCACCGAACCCGGCCACGGTCAGGTCGGTGTGCGCTGTGACCTGCTCTCGGATCTCTTCAGTGCTGAGCGGCCCTACCGCTGAGGCGGGCAGTGGGTGCCAGGTCCGACCCCCGTCGTACGAGACAGCGGGCATGGCGCTACCACGGTGCTGGACGATGGCATCGCGCTCGGCCCGCGCCTGCACCTCGCGCTCGATCGCGTGAAGATCCACCAGCATCGACAACGCCTTGACCTGAGCGGGGTCATCAGCGCAGGCGGGACACAGCAGGCGCGATGCGCCGGGTAGCCCGGTGCCGGCGTATTCGGAGGCGACGTGCAGCCCACAGGCCGAGCACCATTGCCGGGGATCGATCATCTCTGGGTGCGGGTGAGCGGTCATCTCTTCACACTCCCCCTTGAAAAAGGGCGCACTGGTACGGGTCAAAAACTACCACTCCCGGTCTCACGCGGTGTCAACCTGCCTCTCAGCGGCTCGGGCGCGGATATCGACCAGGCTGTAAACGACCCGTCCGGTCTCCGGATCCCGGCGCTTGCGGATCTCTTCCTTGGACGCCCAGCCCTGGATACTGCCCCTCGGTACGCCGGTCAGGCGGGTGCAGTCGGCTTGGGTGCGCCAGTCGGCGTGCTCGTCGTAGCTGGCTTTGACGGCGAGCATGTATTCGCCGGCGGTGTAGCGGCGCTTGCACCGGGGGCAGCGCCACCCGGTGGTGGGGTCGGGATCGAGCAGTCCGCCTTGGTCGCAGTCGGCGTGCTCGTCGCCCAGCTCGGGATAGCTCGCCAGGATGCGGACCCAGCCGGCGAAGCGCAGTCCGGCCTTCTCGGCTTCGGCGACGTGCCGGCAGTGGACGGGATCGCGGTATTCCCGGATCAGGGTCGCGTTGCACTGGAAACAGGCGACCCCTTCGGCGGGATAGTCGCCGGCGTGCAGCAGCTCCTCCAGGTAGCGCCGCATGCCGGCGACGTCGCCGGCGAACACGCCGAACCCGGGGTGATGCGCGGCGGCCCAGCCAAGGTTGGCGTTGAGGTAGGCGTACGCGAGCCGGATGGTGCGATCGGCGCGGTAGTGCCGCCGGTCGCGCGGGTAGGGCTGGCCGAGCGCGTTGCGCCAGGTCTCCTCCCACCAACTGAGCAGATAGCTGGGCGGCATCGGGTCGCCGGGGTTGGTGGTGCCGTCGTCGCTGAGCCCTTCGCTGCCACGGGCCAGCATCACGATCGCGTCCCCGCCGGGGATCGGGTCGGCGGCCACGAGGTGGCTCCACCGGGCGGCGTTGATCGAGTGATCGGGCAGCAACGCCACCAGGTCGAGGCCGGCCAGGAGATCCCGCCGGGCCTGGCCGAGACAGTCGACACAGGTCCCGTACTCGGTCAGGTCGAGGTGGATGGCGCACACCGAGCAGTGCCGTTTGTCGCACGGCGCACACCCGAAACAGTCGGTGCCATGCCGGTCAGGCAACGGGTCGAGGTGCTGCTGCAGGGTGACGACGATCCGGCGGGCGTCGGCGGTGAGGAAGTGGCGGCATGTCATGAGAACCCCCCGGCGGCGGCGATCGCGGTTATCGCGATGATGACGGTCGCGATGACACCGAGGATCAGCCAGAGCGCGACCCGGCTGGCGTCGAAATCGGGCCGCTGCTGGTACGGGTCCATCAGGCGAGGCTTCGGCCGGTACAGCGCGGCATAGGCGCCCTCGCTGGCGCTGCCCGGCACGCTGACGAGATCGCCTTCACGGTTCGCGACGACGGCGCAGTGCGGGTTGCCGTCACGGCGCCACCTCTTGCCGGCGCCTGCTTGGTCGAGCGACCAGATCTGCCAGCAGCGGTCGCACTGCCACTTGGTGCCGACGACCCTGCCCTGGAGATCAAGATCGCCGGCGGGCGGCTGGCAGTCGTGCAGCGGGGTGGGCGTATAAACGATCCGGCCGGTCATGGTGACTCCTCGTGTTCTTTTAAAAGGGTGGGTCGCCGCTGTAGTCGCCAACTTTCGGCGCGGCGTGGACGGTCTGGATCGAGGGCAGCGGGAGCACCCAGCAGGCATGCTCGGCAACGACGTCGTACGGCGGGAGTCGACCTGGCCGGCGGGGAGTGCCGGCAGGGTGGCCACGGATCTCGAAATGGCCGCGCTGGTCGAGCTGCAGGAACCCGGCGGTCCAGCGCAGGCAGTACGTGCGGCGCCCCAGGATCAGCGCTGCCGCTTCCCCGCGCGAGCTGAGTGGGTTCGTATCGCAGACGGCTTCACCAGCGATCAGGTCAGCGTCAAGGCCAACGATGACGCGGTGGTTGCACTTGCGACAGCGCCGGACCCTGGCGTGCCGGGTGACGCCGTCGACGTCCCAGAGCCCGGAGGCTTCGAGGTGTTTCTGGAGCCAGGTGGGGATGGTCACGGCGCCTCACCTCGCGCTCGCTGCAGGCATGGATCACACCAGAGCGAGTTGGGGGCGGCGGGCGCTGCCTGGCAGGCCGCACAGGGCGATGGTGGGTCTGGTGGTTCTGGTGGGTCTGTCCCAACGCTATTCACGGGAACACGTATACGTCCCATATCGTGAGACGAGGTATCGATCTGAGCTAATAAGGCTGTAGCAGACCCACCAGA